TCATCGAGTCTAGGCTCCAATCGCGTATTTGTACATTGTACTGCTGGTATAGTACCGGCTTCCATTTACCTTTAGCCATCGTCACTCCTGTGTCGATTACTTTCGCAAGGCTTCTCGCTTTCAATGTACACATCCCTTCGCCGCAGATAGCGGCGCGTAGGGGCGTTTCACATTCATTGAGCAAATGGTCCACTATTTCTTTAACGATAAGTGGTCCAACAATTTTTTCTAGTGCAAGGGCTATTCCAGCCCTTTGCTTATAGTTTTGTGCATTTGTCATACTAGGGCCATCATAATTTGGCCTTGATTCCGCGTAAAGATAAGCGGACGTTGCTAAGACTGTTATGCTCCGCTAAGTATTCTTTGCAACATTTCATGCAAAGTATACGTTCTTGGAACTTCTTACCAGTCTTCACCATTGGCTTGTAAACGGCTGGTCCTTTACAGCCATCCACAATACAGACTTTCGTCTTTTTTGCCACTAAGACCCGAAGGCCATTATTCATGTTTCATCCACCAAGGATATTCTTTTTTCCTCATCATGGTTCTACATCTTGCTTCATGTTGGCATTCAAAGCAAAGTTTTCCTTTGCCGATACTCTTGAAGCAAACCTTACATTCGTTAGGTTTCACTAGGGCCCGAAGGCCGGTTTTAGTCTTCCCAAATTTTTTGACCTACGGATTTCTCCTTGGTCACGTTGGTCGAACCGTTGAAAACATTACTCGGATTAGATTCCATAGAAATCTTATTCACGTTTTGTGCTCTCAACTGTACTTCTGCATGGCTCTTGCGGTACGACTGCATAAAAGCGTCAGCCGCTGAACCCCATGTTTCTTTTCGGTCATTCTTTACTTGAGCCATTTGAAGGGCCTTTTGTAAGTTTGAATTCATAGTAACATTGTGTTCTTTTTCCAGCCAAGACTTGATTCCACCAACGGACGAACCGTTAGCATAATCTTTGCCCGCTTTTGGAAGAGGGTATCCTAATTCTTCAAAGAGCGCACCGACATAGCAGTGCGTTCCATCGGAATGAGTATACTTTCCACCAATCTTGTCGCGGTATTCTTCGCCGTACTTCTCAATCAATTGCTCATTTGCAGCAACCATTTGGTTGTAACTCAGATGGCTTCCGCCGTCTGGACTTGTCATTTCGTTGTTAGACATGTTCTAGGTGACGTACCCGTAGGTCATAAATGTCACGCAATTTCTTGATTTTCCCAGTCAAAAAGGTCATCTTCTGAAATAATTTTACACACGGTCATGTGTTTGCCGTGTATTGTACCGGGTAAGCGGATAATTCGCCTTGGGTCTGGTGTGACTTCATAGTCAACCAATAGCCCATCGCGTTTCATCTTATCAACAAATAAACGTTTCAAGTTTCGACTGATGTTTTGCCTAATGGCCATCGGTGTCATTCCTTTTTCCGCATATGTTTTGTCGTACGCTCCCTGCCAACCTTTCAGCAGTTCACCTTTGAGGTGTACCTCATGTACAAAATTGTAATTAATAACATGGAATCCTTTACCACCACTACTTACAATAGTGAGGTTTGAAAACCTGTCAACATTTTCGCGATACCAAGCGATGACTTTAGCGGTCATTTCCGCGGCCATCGTGGTATCTTTCATTTCATAATCAACATCGACGTAAAATCCTTGACCCAACCATAAATTGTCGAGCCATTTGTTTCGTCCTTGTTTCTTAAATTTCCTTCTTCCCCCCTTAGAATGGGGGTCTGGTCCAACACTTTGCGACCGCATCCATTTGCTCGTACTATAATAGACGTGCAATGGAGTATGCTTTCGCAGGTGTTTCAATAGTTTTTCTTTGGTATTGATGGTATCCCGAATCTTTTGAACTCGTACGAGTTTTGCTCGTCGGTCATAGACAAAGAGTCGAAATTGGCGCCATTTGGCTTCTGGTGGAAGCCATAGGTCATCCACTGTGATGCTATTGTAATAGGCTTTGATTCGCCTAAGTTTCAATAGCATGTCTAAGTGGTTTAGCCTACGTTTAGTAGGTGTTGTTGAAAGCGACTTTTCATTTCCTCGCTTCAACGCTAACGCTAGAATTGCACCGTCCCGAATATCAGGACAGTCGCATACTAACGACCCTTTCTTGTCACACGCAGGGTGATGCGCCTTGCCCCAATATTTCTTGAATTTCTTCGCAGTTTCTATTGGGTGTTTCATGTAAGCACGAAGGTCATACTGGTGATGTTCACACAGGTATTCCCCTTTTGGTGCTTCCATTTTACATTGAATTCCATCTTTCTTGATGTGGTAACATCTTGTGTTTTGTTTTTTCCACTTCATTTTTTCCTAGGGTCCGTTTATATGAGGACCTTGTCGTACTTCAGATATGCTTTCCCTAGTTGGAAAACAGTTTCTGTAATATCTTTCATCCTTCTAGAATTATCGTCAGTTATACTGGTATTGTTAGTCCAATCAACGATAATCCTATTGCCGTGCCACGTACCGATGCTTTTTTTCGCAGTTTCGGTTAGCGTGTCATGTAGAGCGGCATCAATAGAAGTTTCAGATACTAGTAGCACCTGCCCATAAGTCATAATGGGCGCTTTGTATTTGATTCGCTGTGAATAACCTTGTGTTTGCTGTCGAAGGGACCAATTAGTCCCTTTTGATTTTGCTTCCACTGCGGCATTGTACGCGATAATATGTCCGTAGTTCTGTATCAGAAAATATTCTCTACGGTCGAGGTTAAGTACTCGAATTGTGTTCATATCTAGGGGCGTTAGCCCGATTAACCAAATAAACTACCAAGTCCATCAAAGCCACCGGCTTTGGGTTCTTCCTTGGTTGTTCCCAGCATAGACATGAATCTGTCTGCTGTGACTTCGTCAACCGTACGAATAGCGGCCAGCCTAGAATCAAGTTCATCTTGCTGGTCTTTGTACGGTGTGGTACGGACATTGAGTTCTCGTCCAAGTTGTTCTTGGAATTTCTCAACCATTTGGTGTAGATTCTGACTTTCATCACGGAACTGTTCTGCTCGCTTACGCAAGCGTTCCTGTTGCTTTTCTGCACTCTTTGAGGATTTCTCAGTCGGTGCTAGCGCTTCGGTTTTGAGGTCGCGAAGTAGTTCGCGAATATTCTCGTGCATTTCACCGAAGGCAATGTTAAGTTGGTGTTCAACATTGTTAGTCATTTCATCCAATAGGTCTTCTGTTTTGACTCTCGGTACTAGGCGTAGGTCGCCACGTAGCCGGTAATCAACTCGTCCATCGTCGTCAGCCCATACCGCTTGTTCGGCGGTAGGGTCTGGTTTGTTTTGGTTTCCCCAATATCGCAATAGCAATCCGAATGGTCGAAGGGTAGTAAGGTGAGGTTGTATCTCGCCTTCCTTCAATTCTTCGGATTTCTTTTCGTTTGCTATCTGATAAATTCCACCTTTTACGGTAGAATCAGGAACAGCGCGATGGCTTACCATCAGCGACTTTAGTTTGTTCCTCATCAATACTTCGTCAACGGTAGTAGACATCTCAACAAATTTTTGTTGAAGTCTTTGTACCATTGCAATGTGTTCATCCACATCGGCAATACCGATGTCGGGACTGTATGGAACGATTCTTACACGAGTTCGCAATGAGGCTTCTTCGGCCGGTCCAACCGGTCTTGAAACTCCATTCTCATCAGTAAGTTGCGTTATACCTTGAGTACGTAGTTGGAAGTTAGTTCTCCATTCTTCCGTAGTCAACTGACCAGCGGAAGGCACGTATTCAAGACGATAAAGCGGGGTTTGAACAATGTGCTTGCGCCCATCTTTCTTACCCAGTCGTTCTCTAATCAGGGCATACTCACGTCCACGAAGAAGCGCGCGAACGCTCCATGTTTCTTGGAAAGTATTCCCATCCCATTCGGATTCTTCACTTAGTGTAACTGTCGTCTTTGAACGACGATTAAAAATCTGTACAGCAAGTGCAAACGAATCGTTTCCGCATCGCGGAGGGGGGACCAGTGCAACGTTCAGTTGGTTCGCTTGGCAAAAGGCCACTAGTGATTCGTATGGAACTTTGTTGTTCGATACTCGCCACTTGGCTTCATGTCCAAAAACCGGTACTGCGCCGTGTTCACTGGTAATAATAAAAGAGCCGTTATCAATTACGTCTTCTGTCATATCTAGGCCGTTCATTACGGCGATATGAGGTTCATAATGTTGTAAACCTCAGATAGTTGCCTAACGGCAACCATCGTCATTTGGTACGATACTTGACTTACTTGGTTAGTTTCAATCAGTCGGAGATAATTAGCGAGGACATAAATAATCGCATCAGCGATTTCTTCCACAGCCATATCAAGCCAACTATTGTTCTTTGTACCCCAAGTTGTAGTATCATCCATTACGCGAATTTTGTGTCCATATTCTTTTTCACCCTTGACTAGTCGCTCAAGGATTGTTTCCGTTAGTTCCGGTAAAAGATGTTCATGGCAGACTTCTATGATGAAGTCGTTCGCTGTTTTGTTGCTGTTAGGCATACTAGGGCCGTTAGGCCTTATATTCGATTTAGAAATTCGTCGTCGTCATTGTAAGCAATATTGCTCATATCGTCCATCGAAGTAACAGGAGCAATCCTGTCTGCGATAGATTTCTCAATTATGACTTGGCTGTTAGCAAGCATAGATAGAATCCATGCTTTCTTGCCGTGAGGATAAATGTATTTCTTGCCATAGTAGAAGCATGTTTTGTTTACGTCAATTGCGTACTTACCTTCAGTAAGTTCTAACGTTTCATGGTTACATGCATCATTGCATCCATTGGAGGTATGTTGTTTGTAATAATTGCCGTCCAATGTAATTTGGACAGATTTTTCAACATTCAAAATCGGCATTACACCGAACCATTGGAGATGGTCAAGTACACTATCGGATTTTCCACCAATAGTACTATCAGCCAACCTAACAAAACGCAGGTGGCCAACACGATATATTTCCTCGGCATCCTTGAATTGCTCGTTGTATTTTACAACGGGAGCAATCCATTTCTTCGCCTTTACGATATCTTTTTGGTCAGTCGTATTTACTAACTCTTCTATCGAAGAGTCAAGTACCCAATCGACCCACTGCTCCACTATTTCAGTTGGAGGAGCAACAGATTTTTGGCATATTTTTGCCGCTTGCAGGTAATCTATACCTGTCAGCGAAACATACATGCCGTACAAACGTCCTTTGCCTTCCTCCGAAGAATCGTAGAAGGCTTCAATTTCCCCATCAATTGCCCATTTCGTGGCTTTGATTTCAGTATCGGCTTGAATGTGCCAGATATTGTGTACCGTTCCGTCTTGTTCAACTGCACGTTCAACAATATGACATAGGTCAGGGTCAAATGCTATCAAATAATAGCGTTCAACAGGGGGAAAATCTGCCCTCAAAGGGCCATTAAAGTCCGCTCCGGGAATAACACTAGCATCACCACTATGGTTATACTGCGATTGTTCTCGGGTTTCCATTGTACTTTTAATTAGTAGTACTTGTAATCCACGATGTATGCCAAAGTTATGCCCACTGAGTTTAACCTCAGTAGTACAATTTCTGGCTTTTAGTCTGCGTGCTTGTGCATGCATTCTTACTCGTGAAGTGTCATTAGTCCATGACATTCCAAAATCTTGTACACCAGCATTATCGGTTCGTTTACCGTTTGTATAACTGTGTACATTTTGTCCAGAAAGCGAATTCAGCGGATGGGTTTCAGTACCCAATTCGCTTTTCGCTGTTTCTGGTAGTTCATATTCTTTTGAAAAAATATTAAACATTTCTAGGGGCGTGAGCCCGGTTATTCGTTACTAGACTCTTGTTGAGAGTCAGCATAGAATTGAAGGTTGTATTCCGGTGCATTAGGACTGTTTTTGTAACTGTTAGGCCACACCTTGAAGGTGTCACCCGTTCGGATTGTAACCTCGATGTCATTACCATCGCGGTCCTTGCCGACTTTACCGCTGAGATGTGAAACCTCTTCGGTCTTGTTACCTGCTTCGTCCCGCTTCATTTGCGGCCAAAGTCCAGTCAGTTTAATGCCCTTGGAAAGGGCCTTCTTTGCATTGCCAATAAAAGACATTGTCTGAGGGTAGTAAGGCGTGAAATTAAACGATAAAATTATTGTTCAATCAATACCTAGTTTTTTGGGATATACCGATTCCCCCGTATAGAGTTCGCAAAACTTAGATTTATCTCGTCTTGGCCCTCTACACGGGCTCGTTCACCCTTTTTAGGCTACCCGCCTATTCGTTGAATTGCTTACTCACAATCAACGAACTAATATTATAGTAAACCACTTTAGTGGTTTAATCTAGGGTGCCTAGTATTAATCTAGGACACCGATTTGGAGGTCAGTCACCTGACTCCGTGTCATCTTCAGACTCGACTGGAGAAGGGGATTCATACCCTACTTCGGTCAATACAGAATTCGCATACTCAGCAAGTTCCTTCCAATCGTTACGTTCAGTAGCGGATTGAGGGAACTTACGCATATTAATCCCATGCTTACGGCGGTATTCACTCGCTCGTTGCATTACGGTATGGCGTGCTAGTCCTGTCTTCTCGACGACCTCATCGAAAGATTTCGATGAGTTGTATATACGAATGAAGTCTTTTGCACGCACAGAAGGTGCGCGCTTTCGCTTCGTTTCGCTGACAGTATCATTTTCTGACATGGTCTAAGGGAATCATTCCCACGAATTATGTAGTGGCTTCAAGTTCAAAGCCACTGCCATAACATCGTTTAGTATCGACACTGGGTAGTGTACACTTCTGTCCCCATCTTCGCTAATAGTTCTAGCGACAATGTAGAAAGGGTTCGCATACGCTACATCCTCCCATGGGAGTCCAATTACTGTTTCAAACGCTTCTCTGATATCAATATCATACTGGTCCGGGTTAGCGACTAGACAAATTCTAGCCGGGGTAACCGGTATCGTATGGTTAAGATTTTTACCAGACACCACCAAAGGCGGTGGTCCAACCCATTTAGCGTCCCAAGCCGCAATGTCTTGATGGCCACTTTCTATACGTTCAATGATGAGATTCAATTCACCATTTTCGTTGCATAAAAATTGGTATCCATCCATTGCTTTCTTGAGCATTAGGTTGTAGTCTTTGCCGGTAACATTACAATGTTCCCGTAAAGCGTTTTGTAGGCTAGAATCAAAGTTCTGTAAAGGACTGTCTAAACGACGGTCATTACGAATCATCTGCCTAAGTTGGGTATTGGTTTTCTCGTGTGAACCATCCATAGCGAAGCCGAATAACGGCTTAGGGATGACAATGTCATCGCCAGTAAAAGCCGCTTCTATTCTGTTCTTCATAGGTTCACCCAATTAAGTCGAGTTATTGCTTGGATTATTTCCGAAATCTGTTTCGTATTAACAACACTGTCATCTGGATTTTTCAGTACGTGTTTACTTAGTTCGATTTGAACATACATAAGTACGACTCTAACATCGTCTTCAGTAGTATCACAATCAACAATACTATCGCCTCTAAGGGTCCAATAGTAACATTGTCTAGTACGTATAGAAGCACCAATTAAGGAACGGCTTCGTGTAGACCAAGGTAAAACCTCGATTCCACGATAAACTATTCCTTTTGCTTCAGTGTAGTTGTCAACAGTAAGATTTGGATTCTTCTCGATGAATTTAATCCATCGTTTGATTACTCCATTTCCTAGCATTCTAGGTGCCATTATTCGGCACGGTTTTTTATTATTTCAAATAGTTCAACAGATTCTTGAGTGGGACGACGGCCTGCCATAATTTCGGCATTGACGTGGTCGTTCCACCAGCGAATCAAAATTTTTGCTTCTTCGGGTGTCATTTCTTCTTCCTCTTCAATATTTTCGTATCCTTGTAAAAAGGATGGTAGTTTGAAATCATCTCGTACGTTTGGTAGCCGCAAATTCTCGCAGTGGAGAGGCACTACTGTTGCAGTAGTACTCAAATCGGCAAGCATTGGATGTAATACATCCGTGCGTTGTACGTCATGTTCCCAAAGGAAGTAGACGTCGTCTACTTTCCATCCAAGGATTACCTTCTTATCGCTAGCGCCGAAAAACATCTGTTCAGAGTTTTGGACTAGGCTTGAGATATCCTTGGTTCCGATACTGTCCCTCGGTATAGACACGAGGTGTTCTTTTCCAGTATACGAATATGTGCGGTACTTTCCTCTTTTACCACCCTTCCCGTATGCATCATACGGAAGGGACGGCTCAGTACCCATTGGACTTACGCCAAAGAACATAGGAGTTCCTTCGCGAAAGTGAATTAGCAATTCCCCTTTTTGCTTAGACGTTGTTTTTGCTGCTTTGTTAAGCAACCAACGCCCATGCTCGGGTTTTACACCGACCATGGCTGATGGTTCAATCATATCAATGATAGGATTTTCCACGCCATAATGTACGGTTGTATTTTTATTGTTCGTTGTCGAACGTCTGTATTCAATAAAATCTTCTTCATTTCCCTTGGCTTTTGCAGATACAAACGGTCGGAGGCCTTCATAGACCCATAATCCGATTCCGATATTACATCCGGTTACCATGTTACGCTGCGGCGCAGCGTGAGAATCCTTAAACAAGTCATCTGGCGATACTGAACTACTCCATCCATTACATAGAATTGCGAACAACTCGTTGCTGGCAACGAGTACAAATCCTTCATCGGATTCTTTGTTCCAATTCCATGGTCTACCTGAATCAGTACGGACATTCAAATGTACTTTAGGTACAATTATATTGAATGGGTACCCGTTTTCAACAGGAGAATAGATGTTTGCCGTCAAGCCTGTTCCAAGACAGGTGAACGACATATAGAGAGTGGTTCCATCGCAAGTAGCAGAAATACGATACATCGCGGTGTTGTTGCCGTATCTGTATCGTCTTTTCCTTTTCCTCTTGTCAAATACACCAGCGGTGTATGTTAGGGCTTTCTCGATAAATGAATATGGAAGCGGGACAGACAACATAATTGGCATCTGTTCGGCGCATCCACTTTGAATTACTTCCCTCATTTGGGAAGAACTGTTTTTCAACCAGTTTTTCATTCTAGGCGCATTAAACACGCTTTATTTCTTCGCTTTTTTCATCAACTTGCGCTTCTAAGTCCTCAAAGGATACTACCGAGATAAAATCTAGTAGTTTGTTAAGCGCAATACTAATTTCGTTTAGTGCGAGTTCGACCCCTTCAGTTGAGGTCGCGATACGTTCAAGAGTTTCTTCTTGCTCGGTCATCTAGGGAGGTTATTCCTCCTCTTTTGGTGGGTCGCACTCGGCGGTCCCACAATGATAAGATACTGTAACGTTGTTTCCAGACAAACCAACAGGTTCCATGGTTACTTCACCACGGGATTGATGGTCATGCAAGTCAACGTATCTCCACATCGTATTGATGTTCCATTGGAAAAAGGCAAGGATGCCTTTCTGGGAGATACCTCGCTTGAGGGCGTCTTCAACGATAATATCCATTACGGATGTTAGCATCTTCATACTGTGTTCACCGACATATTCGTCTAGCAGGTCGCCCTGTTCGTAAGCCAATTCTTGGCCTTCAGGGTTGATACCGGCAGACTCAGCGGTGAGGTCTTCACGTCTAATCGTGTCCACTAAGAGGTTCTTCCTCATTATCAGAAAATTGTTCTTGTACTTCCAATATTTTGCGTTCCATGTCTTTATCCGGTTGCTTAGGTCCAAGTCGCTCTCGCTTCTTTTCCTTTCGCTCCGTTTCTTTACTTTCACGCTTGAATCGTTGGTGAGGTGTGAGGCCGTCTTTTCGGCCTTGCCTCAATCTTTTTCCAATCAGGCTTCGGTTACTCATTCGTATCCCTCAGGGATATTGAATCCGAGTAACGCCCCGGATAAGAAATTACCAACAATGGTGTTAAGATGTTCTTCTGTCGTATCGAAACCTGCTTCCTCGCTGATGTACAGCATGGAAGCGATAATAATTTCTGATGCGATTTCTTCGTCGATTTTCCCGTGATTTTCCTTAATTAGGGCATCAATCCGAAGTAATAGCGCCTTAAGCAGGCGCTTAATGTGCTGTCCGTTGTGTAACAGTGAGGGAATCGTTTGTTGTATGATTCGCTCCTTCTCAAACGACAGGCGCACGACTTTTGATAAATCAATTGTCATCTATGTGTCCTTATACGATAAGGCACAAAAAAATTTCCCAACCCAACTTCGTTACGACGGAGTTAAGTTGGGGAAAATTCTAGGGCCGTTTAGCCGTACATTGGATTATTTCTATCAGTAGTGTTGTTAGAATCTACTTCTTTGGATAAACGCTCTTTAATGTCAGAGTCATTTTCAATAGGAATACCATCAATCATTAGTTGTGTTTCTAATCCGTCTTCAAAGACTTCAATTACACGCAAACTCAAACGCTTAACGTCTAGGTCTGTTAGGTCCATATTTTCTTTGGCACTAATCAATGATTTGGCAACTCCGCCTAGAATATTTTCTAGTTGCATTGAAACGACACTCATGACGCGATTAATAATTCGGTCGCGTTCTTGTTTTGCGTCTTCCATTATCATTTTCTTGTCTTCCATTAAGGTAAACAATAGGATGATACGAACAGCGTCCCTAAACATAGGTTCGCTCGATAGGTTGTCCACCGGATTCTTGAATCCAGTTTTTACACGGTCAGCAAATATACTCGGGTCTTTTACAAACACCGAAAAATCTTCAACCGTCTTGTCAAATAAACTGTGTAGGGTTCTCATTCCAGATTCGGGAACTTCAGTCATACCTTTTACTCTCATCGAAAGTAATTGTCCGATGTTAAGGTTGTCTTTGTAGTTCTCCGTGTTCTTGAATTCGTCGTACACGGTCATAGCACTGAACACTTCTTCAGGTCCGAAGAGGCGTCCTAAGTCTTTCATAGACCACTTTATGCTCATTTCTAGGGCCGTTAGGCCTGTTGTTACTGCTCAGATTACAGAACGGATAGAGTCTTCTGATTCCTTTTCCGATAGCGAGATGCTTTCGGAGTTTGCGGGAATCATTGTCTTATCCTTGACCCACTTTTTCATGTGGTCAATCTGGTCTGCGTAGGTATGTGCCGTTGGCACAGTCTTATCAATAGCCTGAAGGTAATCCTCCGTGGTAGGAGGTCTTCGGCCATCACGATACGCATATGACATTCCTTTTTCAACTACTTGTTCAATGTCGGAACCGGAATATTCGTTCGTGTTGCGAACGATTTCATCCATGTCGATTCCTTCAGTAGTTTGTTGATTTTCGGTCATCTTTAGTCTAAAGATATGGTCCCGCTCGTTAGAGGAGGGCAAGTCTACAAACATTCGCAAATCGAAACGACGAACCAGTTCAACAGGGAACTTGCTCATGTCGTTTGCCGTAAAGATAAAAAACACGCCTAGCGCGCTAGCCCTCTCCGCCATAAATGTCAGGAGTTGGCCAAGCATGCTTGAGTGTGCACCACCATCAGAAACCTTGTCTTGCTTACCGACAAATTTTTCGGCTTCGTCAAACATGACCGCGATTGGAGCCGCGGCCTCTAGGGTTCTGAATAGTCGTTTCATATTCTTTTCGGTGCCACCGACGTACTGGTCCTTGATTGTGCTTGGGTCAACAAGCATAACAGGGATACCCAGTTCGTTTCCAATGGCTTTTGCGGACAGCGTTTTTCCAGTACCGGGAACTCCTGCAAGCAGGATACCGGTTGGTCTTCGCTTGAAACCGTACGCCAACGCATCTTGAGAGAAGCGAGGCTTAAGAAGTACGATTTCTTCTTTTAGGATGTCCAAACCACCTACGTCATCCATAGTCAGATTAGTTTCAAGGAGGTCGTAGCCCATGGCTCGTACCTTCTTGGCTTTATCTGCCGAGATGTAGGTAGTATCAAAACTACGCGTGAGCGCGAGGCTCTTGCATAGCAGGTTGTCAATGCCTACTGATGATAGTCCACCAGCGGCCGAAGCGACGGATTCAATATCTTCTTCCGTCAATTGTTCGACCAGTGGGAAATCACCACTACGCTTTGCAGTCAGTTGATTCTTCATGTTTAGTACCGCTTCAATCCTAGCCGCTTGGTTAGGTAGTGGTAGTTCAGCAGAATCAACCCATTCCCCAATTTCGGGGGGAATGTCGATGGTATCAGGGGTCACCATCAGGACAATAATATCAAGACCTTCTTGTGCAATCGTTTCAAAGATTTGCAATTGTAGGTCCACAAGATATTTGTTGTGTCCAACCCAATTATGCCAGTCACGAAGCATAAGGCAAAGTCCCGGAGCAACTTCGTTGTCAGGGATATTCATTTCCTTACGTACCCAGCCGGGGTAGTTTCGGATAAATTCAACGGCATAAGGGATTGTTGCTCCCTCTTGCCCTTTCGGTGGCGCATACGGGCCGCCCACGTGCTTGACGCGGGTGCCTTCGTAATCTTTTTCATTTGCAGCCACACGAATTTCTTCCGTGTTTCCGGCACTAGTCTTTCGTACTAGTGCACTTCGGCGGATACCGTCGACTAGTCGCCACTCCATTACTAGAGGAGCAACCGTTGTCTTTTCGCGGCCGTTATTGCTAACGGCGTATCGGCATAGACCTCGTCGGAGGTCTTTCAACTCGACCGTACTCACTGTCATTGACGGCACTGAGGCCGCGCGACAAGCGTGTACTTGGTCGAAAACATTAACTGTTGTTGTTGTCATTGTTGTCTATGTTACTCCTAAAGTAACTGTTACTGCGGGTGTGTTATATCAACGCACAAGGGGTAATTAATACGCGGTTCCGAAACCGCCATGGCTCACAAGGGAGCAAGCCATTCTAATACCCGCATGTCGTAGAAACTTCTTTCTATACAGTTCGACAAGGATGTAGACCTCGTCGGAGCATGACTGGTGTCATGGCTCCATCTCAAAACAAAAGAACTCACATTTTCTTCCTGACACAGGGTGCAGGAAATCAACGTGTAATTCGTAATCTTCAGATGTTCTATCTTTGACCGAGGTCAACGTTAGAGTCTGAAAAGATTGTTTACTTTTAGTTTTAGATTCCCAAATCTTCTTTCTCGTATGCCTTTGCTGGCCATACTACATAATTAATCGATTTCCGAACTTCCCGGAAACGATATCGTTGGTGTCATCTATCTTACGAAATCTGTCTGGATTCGCAGATACTTCCACGACAATTACCACGAGTATCCAACTAATCGAATAGTTGGGTCTCAGTGCCACGAAACCTTCATTTCGCTTTAAATAGTGGACGAAGGTTGTCCTGAAGTAGATATCTTTGCTTTCTGCTCGTTCCCAACTGGGTTCACGGCAATGAAAGATTGGTTAGCGAATTCTACTAGAGTAGTACTAACCTGTTTTTCTTCAGTTTCGATATCTTTGTAGATATCTTTCGTCGACATTTTATTGTCTAGATTATAATTATCATTCAGAACTTAGTTTATGTCAGAGTAGTGCACACAAGTGCGCATTTGTCCCTGAGTTGGTTCTGGTGTTCAGCCCAGATGAGTCTGGGTTTGAAGTTGGGAGCATATGGAATAGTTGTCGCGACGTCATTAGTTGAATTTATTCTATCAACTATGCCGCGTAACTTAGATTCCGCTCTCTAATCCTGTCTTAGTAGTGTCCTTCCCAGCGCTGTTGTGCTCCAAACCATTGGAGCCATTACTAGAGAGGCCTCTATCTTTGTTTATTTTTGAGTTGTATTCATTGCTAACATGTAGCAATGTAGTTTCTCCAATGTTTTGTTGATTGTTTTGCAGGTTACCCGGGTATACTGGCGCGCTCATCGCGAGTTCGTCATTGCATACCCTTGGCTCCATGTCCAATGGCTTCTGCTTCAACTTCTTAGTCTTTGTCTTTTGGAATCTAGATACCACAGTGGTAACTAGTATTTCGAGGCGTAGACGTTGTTGCCAACTCATCCGCCACGGTAATTCTCGATGATATTCTCGTAAGAATATCCTATTTTTTGCCCGCTGACAATGTCATTGTTTCCAATGCATGTCGCGTGCGACGCCGGCTGCCTTCCATGGCATGCTAACTATTCAGAAGAATGGCATCTAAAGATGCCAGACTGAATTCCTATTTATGTCTCAAAGGTGTCGGAAACTTAGTTTCAGAGCCCTAGAGTAGGTTTACTTCATCTTAGCAACTCCTTTGTGGTCCCTCAGGACCTCAAAGATTTGCTAGTCGAATTGCAGGAACGGTATCCACCTTTTCCGTATTCGCCCTTAGGCCAAACGCTTTTCCAAAGTGGGGTAAGGTTTCCAGATATCTTTGACTCCTCGCCAAAAATGCAGTTAACCTCCCGGTTTGCCACAGAACTTGCGTTCCATACCAAACACGTGAACCGTGCGTGTTCCATTACGCGGTATACACGAATCTTCTGCAATGTTCATAGCAGATTTCGTTTGCAATTACGATGGATACATCCCATCCCGACTTGCATCAGGTAGGGGGTCCCATTTTAATCAGATATTATGTGCTAGAATCTAGATTGCGGTGTTCGCAGCCTAGTTTTATTCCCTTCAAAATAAAAGGAATTTCTTTTCTTCACACTGGTCCCCAGTAAACTGGGAATAAGTTGTTAGCCAGTCTCCGGAACATTGCCCAAAAGGCGAGTCCAGAAAACTAGGCGCTTTGTTTAGTCAGGAGGTCCATCTTCTAGCCCTCCCATCGATTGGTCATCGTCCCATGGACAATGTTGTTTACGCGGATTAGTCCGCGCAATATATAATAGTCGGGCCGTCAATAGGTCCGTCAATCCCGTCCAATCAAGACTTTCGAGTCGCGGACTAATCCGCGCTTTCTTCAACAAACATTTCGTTCGTCATTTGGCGAATAATTCGCCATCAGTAGGTGTGCGTTACACAGCCCTAGGGGCCTACTAAGCCCGGTAAATGAAGATTATTTTAGTTCTTCTTTCAGTTTCACTCCGTTCTCGCCGGCATAGTACTCTGATTTCAGAGTACGTCCATCGCTTTGTCCGAGTTTATCGGTAAGCATTGCGGTCGCGGTAGTACATTCTTGACCAACCATACCATGTGTTTCCACTTTGGTTTTTCCGTTGGCCTTCACGTTAATGGTAACTCTTTTTGATTCCATTGTTTCACCTCAGATATATGAGCCAAACGCAGACTGTACCAATTCAATTTGGTGTTCTGCTTCAAGTTGGCCCGTTTCTTCATTTTCATTGATTACTACTTTAATTTCGTTGACGTTATATCCACGTAGATTTGGGTCTACGCGAACACATTGTTCGGCAACAGCAAGGGTATATCCCCTGCTCATCATTGACATAACGGCTTGCTGACGAGATGGATACTTTCGCATCATTTCGTCTAGAGCGGTGTCTTTGAGTCCATGGTCGTTTTGAAGTGCATCGCGAGTTGCGAGGCGGTCTTCTTCCAACGCGGTCTTTACTTGACCGTTAGCAAGGAACCCATAGCCATATCCGCCCCAATCTGCAACCAGTTGGTAAGTACCGTCTGGTGCAAGGGCAAAGCCAAGGTCATATTGATTGTCAGCGCGAACAACTACTTTGATTGGATTTTTTCCAAATCGTGTAGTTGTATCTCCCCGCCATCCTCGTAGGACAACGGTAGCACCATCATATTCAAAATCAGTAGCAACAACGACCTCCGTGGCCCATGGAAAAGCATGTTTAATGCCTTCCACGATGCACTCGGGGTCGGTGTACTCAGTCGTAACTTCTTCAAAGTGTGACATATTGTTTCTACGAACTAGAAAGTTCAAAAAAATTTCCCCGATTGGATACGTTGTTACGGTAACCACCGGGGAAATTTTATACTATGGACCTACTTTGATTTGGTAAATCATTTCGGGTCCTATTGTTGTCGTCGTATTGACGCGGCTCAGGCAGCGAGCATTTGCTGGATATCGTCCCATGACAGTACTTGCCCCTCTCGGAGCGCGTCAATCATAGTATCTTCCCGAGCCTTCATTGCCTCGGGATTATCCTGCGCAACCACTTCCATAATATCGAGGTTGTCGTCAGCGTCCCACACGTGTTCAAACGGTGAGCGCTTTGAAGTGCGCATGAACTGGGATTCAAATGGACCGTCATATCCCTTGCCTTTGGCCTTTCGACCAACTGCAATGAACAATTTTCCGGTATCCTTCCCGTTCTTTTCAACCGAGTACACTGCCACCTGAACGATGACAGGGTCGTTGACCTTCTTTCCGCTTCGGAGGCTTGTTGCGTCCTCGTTCACTAGATAGAAAATGTCAAAGACATCGGTTTTCATATTGCGCATCTGCTTCACATAGGCGTCGATAAACTCAGCCCTTGTGTATGTACTAACCGTTTCGCCGTCGAATTTTATGTCGAGGGTTTCTGGTTTTGCACAACAGAATCGATATGTCGACCCATAAAAGGCGTCAGAAACGCCCTTCATTTGCCGAAGGTTTTGGATTGTAGTCAAACTTCGCTTGAACTTTTGTCGGGCCGCTTTTACATTGGCCGTTCCGTCGTCTTTTACGAATTTCTCAATGCCATGACAGTTAGCGTTAGGACCATTGGGGTCCAAAAATGCCTTTGTCAGGTTGTCTTCGTGCTGTGTTTCCACAGTGTTGTCGAAGAATTTTGCCGCAGTCTTGGCCCACGTGTTACCGTGGCGTCCTTTCCACTTCCCACCATCTTTCTTTGCGAGTCCTTGGGACACGCGTTTCAAGAGTTTTGGGTCGCGAACGACTTTGGTGTTGCGAATCTGTCGGTGTGTTCCAAGTACTTGCAGTACTTGGTTTGTACCCAACAGGGGTTGGTCGCGTTCTGTTGCTTGCGCAAGGATAGCGATGGCTTGTCGCCATCGCCACTTGGTAGCAACGCTATCAGTGCAGTATCGCATCAAATGATACGGTGCAAGAATAGCACTACCGGCCGCGCCCTTGGTGGACATGGCGGTAGCAAAGACCCAAACGACCATCCATGAGAATGGGGTGTAAAAATTACCCCATACCCATAGCAAAGGCTTTCGGAGTGCTTCCGGCAGTGGGCCGGTGTACTCTTTTGCGCCTTCTTGTTCATCGTCGTTTGTCGAGTACGCAGGGTCGTCTGCGTAGTCTGGAACACCATGCTTCGCAGGTTGGTGTTCAAGCAAGTGACAGAATTTGGAACCCTTTGTGGACGTGTTGCCACATTGTTTGCCATCGCGACGGTGCGCGTGACATTGGGTTTTCCAATTCTTCCACTCGGGCACAGGCTTTGGTTCAGCCTTTTTGCCCTTGCCCTTACCGTTGCCCTTGCGGACATGGTATTGGGCCATGTTGTTTGCTTGTCGGTAAGAACCGGGGCTTTCGCCTCGGCTCTTTTTAGCAAAGCGGGTTGGTTTTCCTGCTGATTGCCTTGGTACCGACTCGGGTCTGATTTGGACTTCCTCACGGTAGTCTTTGCCCGAAGCGTCGACCACATCATTGCCATCAAGACGCACAGGTGCGTTTGGCTGAGGGTCCACATTTTTTGAGCGCATCATCTTTGAAACGGTATCAGCCGCGTCTTGATGCACTCGTGTAGGAACCGTATAACCCCGGCTCATGGGCTTTTCTTGCTTGTTTTGCTTGCGAGTTGGTAGGCTCGCAGGGGATGTCTTGTCTTCGACATCCGCGGGGAATTCCCCGCCGTTCCGAAACATTGCTGTTCGGATTGCCGCGTCAGCGGCTTGTCCGGTTGTTGTCTTTTCATTTTTTCCTTTCTTCATGTTTTTTCAACTCCTTATTCCCTCCATACGAGGGTCTGAGGGTCAGGTGGCGCCACAAGCGCCACCCTTCCCGAGTGTCAACGGTTTAGTTTAGTCCCCTTAGGGGCCCTCGCTAACATTCGTTTAAGGGAATTATTTGTGGATGTTCCCTTGACATTATCGCCGCGCTTGTGGACAAACCTATCAGTCTGACCTTGAGCACGGTGTATAATTCCATGATAATCTACCATGTTAGTGTCTGGGGGCGTCCTTTTCCTAATAACACACGAGATGTCTAAGGCTCGTGTTTTGGGAAGACACCCTTTTTGTTTCGCATCATTTCGACGGTCAGTTCAGGTTCCGACACCTTTCCATTCCATCTTGATTTAACAACACCCTTGAGAGCGACGCAAAGTCGCCCCTGTTGAACTACACGCAAAGGCCCCGGTTCAGTTCCGGAATCTTCATTTGGGATTTGCAGTCCCAAAGTATTTTGCTTCAGCAAAACCCCCAAGCATTCGCCCATATTGCATGGGCATTTGCCTAAGTGTTTTTTCACATCTTAGGGGTATGGTGAACCGCGCGTAGTATGGCGGGTATTGTAAAATTGATACAAAAAAGAAATGCACGTTTACGGTTGAACATCTATCGGAAATAAATTTCCGCAAGTTCTCGCAAACGCGCACATTTAGTCAGAGGGTATTCCCCTCCTTCCATTATAGTAGCGTGTGTGAAAGTATTGATACCTTTACATCACTCCATTCTTTTCTATGGACCGCAACCTTGGTACAGGTATTGGGTCCTAATGGTACACCGCAAGTAAGATTGGTCAAAAACGCGCAATGCGCATTTGTTTCAAAAACTTCTTAACTTCACGTTCAAGGGTTTCTACATTGCGCGTAATAAGCGCAACTCCACCATGAGGTATTGGATGTAGGGGATAAAGGCAACGATATTTCCCATTGTCTGGGTCGTTTTCTTCATCTGCATCACAATAAGTAAAAAGTAGTCCGTAATAACCGCCTCTTTCTTGTGCTACTTTCTCCACAAAAGATGGGAGCCAGTACATGTAATGCAAATCATCCATGTGCAAACGGCCTTCCCATTCTGTTTCAAGTTCTAGTAGTTTAACTTGCAGGTGTTTTCGTGTTTCTTCTTCAGTGTCCATGTCTGTGACTGTTCGCCGGTTGGTAGCCGGTTACTTTAGTCCTAATTGTTTTTTATGATTCAGTCCCAAAGTAGGGGAATAACGACGCTTGCCTTGTCGTACCAATTTGCTAGTACTTCCATGTCTTCGGTTTTCTTAGCCTCATAGTAGTCTTGAACGAGGGTGTTCAATGTGGGTGCCAATTCAATAAACACTTGCCCTACAACAAGTGCAGAAGGCTGTGTAATGTATTCCGATGTATCCACTGTTGGTTCTCCAACAGTGAAGTTTCCATCGTCGTCCCATGATTCCACGGGGTACCGTGTGTCACCCTTGTACGGGTTCTTGACAGTAGTTTCCTTGTAATCTTCCTCGTCAATAATGTATGTGGCACCAATCTTGTCAGCAGTTTCCTGCCGCATGCTTGGTTTGAAGATTAGGCTTGGATACTTTTTCATGTGTTCCATCAGTTTCTTCTCGTACGAAACCAAAACCTCCGCAATGACTTGGTACACAATTTCGTTTGCGCGCCACCATTCGAGGTTAGTTTCAATCTTTACGTATTTTTTTCGCGTTGCAATCGTAGTCACCATCATAGCGACCAAAATCATAATCATTATATTCATATTTTTCAATTCCTATCGCCCAATTGGGCGAACTGCGACGGCTCACCCAAGGTCGAAACCTTCAGGGTATTGCGGTCAACACGCTCATCGGCGTGTGCTACTCCGTTTATTTCAACGGGTCTTGCGAATTCGTTTTCCAGAATTAATATGCTTTCGGGCAACCTTGTCAGGGTTCATACCTTTAGCATTTTTATCATACTTGATTCGGTCAAGATTTCGTCGTTCCCAGTTAAACGGGTTACGATTATGATTACCTAGAGTGTTTCGATAGTCGATGGTTTTCGTTCCATCTTCTTTGTTAGGTAGTTTAGTACCTCTAAAATTACAGTTTACGAACTGCACAGATTTGAGTTCTGCCTTTGATAGGTCAGCACTTCTAAAATCACAATCTCGGAACATCACCTTGTAGATACGACCAGTAAATATGGCCCTAGTAAAATTACAATTTTCAATGACACCGCCGGGTGTCTTCGTTTTCTTGAGTTTAACAAAGTTAATGATGTGACAATCAAACTTACAGTTCGTAAAAACTGAGTTTTTGATACGGGCCGCACGCCTAGAACCCCTTTTACGGGGCCTTGCGTCCGTGCCATCTATACACATCTTCATCTTTCTATTATTGGTGAATGTTATCCCAGTGCAATTTACACTTCTCAACCCGCCGTATGAAGACAAAATCTTCAGGGCATTTGTTTGGTCTAGTCGTGTTAATTCCGTAGTACCTTTCTTTTCAGGTAGTATAATTCTTAGGTTGAATTCGTTGTTTGGTTGTTTGCTTTGTTTTGCGTTTTTCAACTCCTGTTCCCATAAAGGGAAACTAAGGACCGCCATCGTTGGTATTCGATTTTGGGTCCTGTTTCGATAAGGCACTACTTTCTTGTTACTTTCGTAATAGCAGAAGCGCGCGCTCGGTGCAATTCTATTGCATGCAACGCATCGTCCGTGATATGGCCATGAATGGCAATACCGTGTTTTTGTGATAGAACGAAAACAATGTTGTCCAAGTACTCACCGTATCCCATCGTGGCCGCAGTTGGGTCGCGGCCGGGCATTGGTGAGCGCATGTTGTACAACTTGTCATTGTATGTCACGCAAAGTGCAAGTTTCGACATTTGATACATTCGGTCAAGGGAGCGTTCCCATGCCTTACGTGCAGGCTTGTCGCCCGTGTCGTAGTGTCCGTCAGGATGTGCGTCTTTTGGAACCGTCAGTTCAGTGACAATGTCCAAGACATTGCTACCAACGGTCATTCCTGCAATGTCGCCATTGCGGTAATCTATTCCACACATGAACAGACAGTAATTGATAATTCGTGTTAGCATCAATCTTTTTCTGTCCGGTCCTTCAGGAACATTAAGTTCCTTGCCAAAGAGTCCTGATGGACCTACGTGTTGTTGTAGGTAGTCCCATGTACGGGTCAGGTCTTCTTCTTTGCAGTCTTCGATGACATCGTGTAGTAGTGCCGCTGTGCGTGCTTTCAGGAGGTCAATCCCTATCAGCACGCTATTTAGCACCGTACTCGGATTCATCGCAACCATCATAGGATGGATAGCGTATGGCATCTTGTCGTCGTTCTTTCGCTTCTGGTCGTAGTGCGCAATGGTCATTGCGAACGTAATCAGTCCCAGAAACATAGTTCCTTTCTCTTCTTTTGTTTTTTGTTGGTTCATATTTTCAACTCCAACCCCCGTAGGGGTCTACGGACTTTCACCACTTGGTAGGTGGCTACTTGGTCCTAGTAACATTGGTAACGAATTACTGTTGTTGCTTTTCCAATTCCTTTCTCAGTCTCCATTTAAAACGTCGTTGGTATTTGCCGATGCGAAGCGCGAAATTTTTCGCTGATATCACATCATAGCAACTTCGATGATACGGTGTTTCATGTCTGAACTTCCGTTCAAAATCGTTATCATCAAGGTCGCCAACGTCATATGCAAGCATATTTCGCGTGTTTGGTGTATTTCGATACAACACCAAACTTCCTTCAGATGGGTGTTCAATCTTTTTCCGGTACCGCGTATCGGGTACGGGCACTTGCTTGACTTCCACTGGAGGAAGAGTACATCCAACCATTTTGGTTACAATGTGGTCCTCCGTAATTGGTAGTTTGCAAAAACTACAAACAGGTTTCTCGTTCTTTTTCGTCTTAGTTTCCATAGTTAATCCTCCCCCGTAGGGGTCTAAGGACGTTCACCGCTTGGTATTACGGTTACTTGGTCCTGAATGAATTATTGATGTCAAATCACTGGTTTGATAATAAAGTAGTGGCCTTCGTATTTATTTTGTTCTGGAAAGCCTACTCCGGGTATATATCTTGTTGGCTGGTCGTTTATTGGTACGATTAGCCCAGTAAAGCGTGGATGTGTTTCCAACGTTGTATAAGAACAGTGTTCTCCTGCAATTCGTTTTACTTTATCCCAAGCATTTTGACGACTTACATAAGTACCGTGGTACTCAGCCGTTTCTTCACCATCGTAGGTTCTTGTACATACCGTGATTACCATTTGTCTCATAATGTTCATGTCTATGTTGTAATCATACAACAAAAAAATAATGGCGTGAACCTAAGTCCACGCCAATCACCTTTCCCAGTACAAAAGTACCAGTTGTCGAATTAGTACTGTCAAGATTAAAGAGATGACAGTTCTCATTCTACCTACGTGTCCCTTCCGGGGGGTAGCAAGGGGAGGCCCAGTTAACAGTTCCAACATTTTGTAGGGGTCAACCTAAATCGCTGGTTCCTTGGGCATTTACTCCGCTTCTTGTATTGTTTTTAAGTTGACCCGATTGATTTTCAATTCGTCTGAAGTTATTCAAAACTTCAAAAGCCTCCTCAACACAAGTAAACATCATACTGGCTTTGTGTTCTTCCAGTAAGCGTATTTTAACCTTCAACACCCTTTCGGGTCGCGCAAGATTCACGGGATTTTACTCCGCTTCCTTACGTCATTCTCTTTCTAGTGCTTTTGGCGTATTTTAGACGCCGCTGTCAGACCGTTAAAGTACGGTCTCGATGTCACCTGCCTAGTCTTCTTGCTTTCGCAATCAGTTTAGGTGCCCATGGCATAGGGAGCCACAGTACATTAGACCAACCGGTAATCCCCCTAGAATCTCTTCTAGGGACCAGCGTTGGCCCTTATCACCCCAAAAGGGGTGTCCAATTTCTTCCAGAGTCCTTCGACATCCACACTAGTTCAGGCCTTGCAGGGCTTTACCTAGTGCTTAATGCTTATCGAATACGGTTCCTCCGGGGTCCGTTGATAGCCGAGTTTCTCATTCCTCGGCGCAGGTTCGTCCCATCTTTTTCATATGGGCATGTCAATTTACGGTCAGGTTTTTACCCCGACGCATAATTGCTATTCTCACTTTTCAGTTAAGTTGAAGTGCATTAAAATCACATTTGTATATGATTTCCTCCTTGCCTTACCAAGGAGTACTTTATGCTACTCCCCGGCAGGACACAATTGCACAGCAAGGTGGCCAAACCACGCGTCGCTGTGTCCGTCTGAACATTCGGCTTAGAGCGATGTTACTCGCTGACCCCATTACAGGGCTGATGCCATTCGTCAGATTACTACGCGGATACTATGTTGTGTTGCATAATTTCCGCATCCTAAGTAGGATAAATCCTACCCCCACGGATTGGAGTCCGCAGGAAAGACCACAAGTGGTCAATCTAAGTTGGGCGTTAACACCCTTACTATGATAGGATTGGAGTCCTATCACCGACATCACAAGTGATGCCGGTCTGGCACAAGTGCCAAACTGTGGAGGGCTTCCCCTCCTTCCATTATAGTAGCGTGCCGAATAGTATCGGTAGTGCTACACTGGTCCATTTACAGAATCACTCATAGTAGGACCCAACGCAACAGCGTCGGGCCCAAACTAATAAAGCGATTTCGTTCATGGTAAACTAAGTAGGATAAATCCTACCCCCACAACCTTGGAGGGTTGCAGGAAAGGCCACAAGTGGCCAATCTGGGAGAATGCTGTTTCGTCGCTTCTCTTTGCACGGTGGTTTTCTACCCCATCATTTGATGGCTGGGACCACCCCCATAACTATGACCCAATTTGTAGGGCCGCTGACACCTCTTCTCAGAGGTGTACATCCATTTTGGATGGGTTTTCCCCGTCTCGGGGAATTGCTTAAGATTTTTTAGAATTATTGTATTTTTTAACCGCACTATTCCAGTTTCTTGCATTTTGATTATGCTTCTTAGACAAGTATTTGTCACGCAGGAAATACGCTTTAGTCGTATCTGCACGCTTTCTTGTCTTAAATCCATGTCGGATATGTGATGCTTCCTCCTCCGCAGTAATGCGGCGTTTTACATCTTTGTCATGTATTCGCTCACGCCTTTCTGTTTTGGTTTCTTTAGCCTTCGGCTTCATCTTATTTTTGTGACCTTTATGGTGCTTAAATTTCTTATTTCTTTTCCTAATTTTAGGCATCTTAATCTAAGTAGGAAGTCACTCCTACTCCCACAACCTTGGAGGGTTGCAGGAAAGACCACAAGTGGTCAATCTATGGAAACAGGGGTCAGTTCATCATAGCGAATTAGTATTGCTAGACTTTCCCTTTTTATTTTTTCTCGACTGTTGGTTAATTTGATACGGTGTAGTCTGTCTGTTTCCTCCGTATCCTTCTATGGCCGCTTCTTGGCCGTTGTTTTATTAAAAGTGGCTCGCCGCGTCATTACGACTTCTTGATTACCATTCCAGTCCTCAAGTTCTTGGGAGAATCGCCTATTCTCTTGCATCCAACAATTACGTTGTCGGAAGTGGAATCTAACGCCCCACTCGTATCACTACAATTATTTCACCGTGTTTATATCCGGTTACCCGAAATCAATCGGGGGTCAAGTACCGCAATACCATGCAAGTTCCGGAAGATGTCACTTTGTTGGACATCTTCCTCCGTTACGTTCACATTCATATTCGTTCAATCACTGTTTCTCCGGGGGTACCAAACCCCGTACACTTTTAGTTTAATCACTTCAAATCATTATGTTACTTATACTTACTACTGCAATATCCATTGCTGTCCCCAATGTTTGGGGTTATTTGGTCTATTTTGGGCGGACTGCCCTAGACTAAGGTACATTATTTGTACCGGCGGAAGAGGTTATAATATTCCTCCTTCCATTATAGTAGCGTGTTGGGTACTATCAATACCACTACATTCTACCATCTGAGGCCTTTCAGTGAATTGGTGATTCACCTACTCGGCCCTGAAAATTTCTTTCCGATTCAGTTTTCGTCAAGACTTCGTGCGAAGTCCATCATCTTGGCATAGTCGCTATCCGGTTTGTTGATACGCACCGGAAGGCTTCCTTCCATGATAAATTCGGCTTCTTCCCACTGGTTTGTGGATTTGAAGTTCTTGTCGACCCAAAGATGCTGAATGCTAAGGAAATATGCAGAAGGTACGCTCATTCGGGGAGTCCCCCGATTAGCATTGTACCTTCCGTTACTTCCAAAATCATTTCTTCATTCTCATAGGTCTTGACAACGTTTCCTTCAAAGTCTATCTTCATACTGATATTCGTCCATCTGACTTCCATCTGTGGACCTACTCTGATTGGGTAATCATTTCGGGTCCTAAGTGTAACTACTTTTCTCTAACGAGATGGTATTCAACATTACAACGTACGCAGTGGTTACGCCACACAGCATATTTCATCCCAAACCAGTCGATGTTTTTGGACATCTTTCGGTTTAGGGGGTGTCTGTGTGGACAGTAACCTTCTATTGCGACAATTGTCGCATTGTTGACTGTTGCTGTTAGTTTAATTCCGTTCGACTTCTTCATGAAGCCAAGTGTCGGCTGTTTCTCGCCGGGCTTCAGTTTAGGTCGTGGTGGTCTTGGTTTTGCAATTCCATTCATCGTCAAAGTACTAAATAGTACAATAATCGCTATTTCAATCATGTATTTCACTTTCCTTGTCGCCCAATAATTGGGGACTGAGGACCGCCATCGTTGGTATTCGATTTTGGGTCCGATAGGGGTAAAACTCTTTGATTCACAGTTCGCGAACAGGTTTGACTGTACCATTGATGGCGGTCAGTTTATTGTGAACCTCAGCGGTCCACTCGTCACCAACACCATCGTAGTTTCCAGCCAAACCGCATCCTCGGCATGGTAGGTCTTGACGAAGCGTGTGCTTACTGGGGTCGAACCCGGTTATTTGCACTGCTCCGCAGATTCCTTTTCTTCCGTCGTCTGTCATCATTGGTTTAAAACATACTATTTTCATGTATAATTCCTCCTTCTAAGGTCACCATTACGTGTTACCGGATAGTTAGCGTACCTGCTAACGATTTGTCTTATGTGGGTTTCTAGGGTAGTATCTTAAGATACTAAGATACTTCCCATCCCGCTCTAAGTTAGCATACCTGCTAACGATTTTCTAAGGTCACCATTACGTGTTACCGGATAAGTTAGCGTATGGTCTTCAATGCCTGCTAACGATTTATCTTTTTGCGGTTTTCTAGGGTAGTATCTTAAGATACTTCCCGTCGTCCGCTCTAAGTTAGCATACCTGCTAACGATTTTCTAAGGTCACCATTACGTGTTACCCATTGCGAACTTTCTTGTTTCGCTTTGACTGAACCGCGCATATGCATATGCGCAGAATAGTCTACCCTCCCTTCCTCCGCCTTTGGCTTATCGATTCGTATTAACGGCTTTCGGCCGCTATGCAAGTGCCAAGGCTCGCGGAGCCTACATAGGCTTCCGCAATGACTTACATACTACGATTGGTTTAGGTTTGTTTAGATGTATCAGAATCTAAGTTCCACGCGATAAACGTGGTCACTTGTCATCGTCAGAATCTATCGAGCCGTTTTCCGTTACTCGATGTTTCTCAATGGCCCTACTTGGCTGGAGGTCACTTTCCTTGTGACCCTTTGCGTTCGGGGGTTTTCCTCAAAACTGTGGACCTACTCTGATTTGGTAATCATTTCGGGTCCTAGATGTTTAATTTTTGATTCAGAATTGGTACCGTTCATAGACGATTTTATCAATCGTATATTTGATTGCCGTCTATTCTAGGTTATATTTGCCGTCTATTCCGTTGACATCGGACCAACCATCGCGCACTATTTTACCATATGTGCGATAGCGCCAATGTTTCTGGTAGTTATTCTTGACGAAATCGTCAAGAGTTACCGGTATGATTTCGCTTTCACTTTGCGTTATGATTGGAATTGTTCTCCAGAAAGCACAAACGTTCCCTTTTGGGTCCGCGCTGATTTCAGAACGTGGTTTGTAACCAGTGTCCCAGAATTGTCTATTTTTGCTTCTGATTTTCTTCCAACCAACAATATCATAGTGATATTGCGTATACTTCGACCACTTAACGTGAAGTCTAAATTTGAATTTAGACATCTGTTTGTGGTTTGTGAAATTCCAGCGAAACTCCTTTGAAAAGAAGTCGCGGGTTCGATGCATTTCGGCGTTCATCTGGGCCTTCGTTTCAAAGGGTCCCAAATTTATTTCAAACTTATCATGACCCCCATCTCCTGAGGGTTCAAACCAGTACTTAATCTGTATCATAAATTTTGTATTATTCAATTTTTCATCTCCTGTGTGCCAACAGTCATTATGCTGTCGGTCTATGGCAAGGGGAGATTGGTCTTTCTCCTTAGATAGATTGACGTAGTATCGTCCAGAATATCAGAGGTATAATCTCGTAACTTTCTAGTCCTCATTAACCGGAATTGACCATATTCACAATCCGCGTGATGAAGTTACAAGCCTTTCTCATAATTGAGCGGGTATGCGTTAATATGCATTTAATTCCGTTCTTTCTTACGCTTTGGCAAACTTCACTGGTCTAGGGAGTTGAACCCTTCCTGTTTTTTTGTCACTGAACCGTACTTATTCACTTGTACCTGTTCTGTATTGTCCTACTACTATCATCAAATATGGGTCCACTGTCGCGGCGTATTACGTTTATCAGACGCTTTTATTCCGCTAAGTTCCCTGTCTCAATGCCTAAGGACCTAGACTGGTTGGTGCCAGTTTCGGGTCCTGATGTTCGTTTTATTCATTAAAGAATTAAGAATTACTCGGTATTAAACGGATTAAAGGTTGCCGACTTATATCTTCGGCTCTTTCCGTACAACGTTCCATTTTCCTTGTGTTTCCACATGTACCCGAATCGGGTACCAATAAGTTCGTATTGCTTACGCTCTTTGTTGGTCATTGGTTGGTTGTTATCCGCTTGGTCTTCGCAAGGCATACACCATCTTCCATTGGTGCCATTCGCCATGCGATAGCAACCTAGTGGATTGGAGCATAGGCCTTGTTGTCCTTGCTTATTCTCGTTCTTGTTAGTCGTGTTATTCGACATCTAAGCCGGGGTATACGCGGGGGCCTGAGCCTCCGTGTAACCGGCAACCGTCATTGTTGACGGAAAGCACCAAATTCGGTGCTGTAATACATATCCTAAGGCCGTAACCTTTGGTATATATGCATTGTATCGCTCAGTGAGCGGTCTTTGTCTGCTGTTTCCAATGCTGGAAATCAACGACGCGCGATTGCGTCAACGATGAGTTGTTTTGCTTCATCAACCGTTAAAACATCTGGCTTTGCATAGGGTGATTTCTCAATCATCCATGCGCCCATTTCAATCCACTTGTCGAGTGAACCTTGCGCGTCGCGCTTGGTATACTCAAATAGTTGGACATGAAGTATGGAATAAAATTCCGCGGGCTTCTTGTCAATCATGCTTCCACATTCGGTACAGAAGTCCCATACCTTAGTGTGGCCGGTTGTAATACGGTTTTTAGGACCGTCAACAACGTACACCGTTTCAGGGTGCGTGCATCCGTAGTGTTCAGATTCTCGTCCTCCGTTCAGTTCATGCTGAACGTACAAGTCGAATCCATAATCACGGTTTTCTTCGTTTGCTTCATCCGCATCCTCGCCAAGTTTGGCAAGTTCGCGGATTGCGTCTGTCATTCCCCATTCGGGACCCTTTGGAATCGGGTCACCGTTGGTTAGCAGTTTCTTACGCCATTCCCACTTTGTATCGTAGGGTGGCGTGTATGTGGTTTTTCTCCAGCCATTCGCTTTCGCGATTGCTGTAATTCCTTTAGGTTTCATGTTAATTCTTCCTCTAAGCCGGGGGTATACGCAGGGCCTAAGCCCTGCGCAACCGGCGTTCATCGACCGGGCAAAAGCCTTCGGTCGTATGTGGTCGCTCTATCGAGCGAGTTGGTTTTGCTTTTCTTCATTTGAATGATTCTCGCAATGCCGTATCAGTTAAGACTCAGTCATAAGGATATAGTCCTAGTCTGTCGCGGTATTCTAGTTCTACTTCCGATGGTTCATGCAACCATCTATTGTAGAACATGACAAACTGGTATGATGGACCAGCACTTCCAGTAATCTGGCGTAGTGTTAGTGTATCCATGTCTTTTCCATATCTCTTTACGTTGTCCAAATTGAACAACGTAACCATCTCTTCCACACGTGTGATAGCGATTGTGGCGCTTGTGCCATAATCACCTCGTATGTAGATGTATTTTCCGTCTTCTGTTACGTATGCGTATCCTCCAAGTTCGGGGTTCATTTATTTTTTCCTCCTTATTTTTTTGCGTTTACCTTCGCCAAGGCCCATCTACCGAAGTAGACTCTATGTTAATTCTATGTACTCTCGCCGTGCCTCGATTTAGTGTACAATATTGGTAATAATCAACAGATATTCAAGCACCCGGAATTCCACATTCAGTACCACCAACAGCATGACCTGTAAGGTGGCTTTCTCCTTGCGGAGCCTGAACGCGACAATTCTAACACACTCCTAAGAGTGATGTATCCCGGTTTCTGTTTTTCAAATGTCATTACTTTACGCGCTTCCCCTACTGTGTTTCCACCGTATGGAGGCCCCCTCTCGGGTATTTACGCTCACACTTGAATATCTTCATATTACCGAGGCCGATAGGATACGGCACGGTAAAGGTGATTGTCGATTCACAATATTCACTAATAATCAATCCGTAGATTGGGAATACTGATTGTCGGCAATCATTCTATATTAACTGAGAGGGGTCGGTTCAATTGAACCGTCCGTCCCCCTCATTATAGTAGCGTTTGAGGGGGTATCGATACCCTATCAAAACTACATAATTTGCTCGATATCCGACAATTTCCAGTAAGTAGTTTGCCTATTTGTACCAGTGATACTTTCGGTTCGTACTTGCTTGAACTGTGGACGTCGTTGTAGTAGGTTAGTAAGCCGTTGAGTCGTAATTCCGTAATTACTGGCTAGGTTATATTCGTCTTGAATCTGACGGGTATTGACTTCTTCTACTCCTTCGCGTTCCATTACCCGTCTAAACGAAGCCTCGATGTGTTTCACGATTCTTTTGTATTTTGCCATTATATCTCCTCATTATCTAACTTGCGTTTGATAGTCCACCATCCACCGTATGTTTCCATCAGTTCCATGATATCCAGTAATCTGCCAACAGTTCGCCAACTTGGTTCGCGTGGAAAAGCATGTTCACTAAGGCGAGATTTGTCGTAACGCCGAATCTGAATCGTCGTATAGACCTCCTTCTCCCACTCGGCGGCACTTGCCATCAAACATAACTTGTAAGTAAGTGGGTTATGAACTTATAGGTTATTATCAGTACATTGATAACCGAGTTGAAACCTGCTTGTTTGTATGAAGCAATTCACATACAGCCTTCATGTGTCCGTTAAGGCGATGAATGAAGGAAGTGCCAAAAAGAAACTGAAAGGTTGGTTAGAACCAAGCCTCGCTATGAAAAAGAACTCGGACATCATCGCCAAGCATATAGGTTTGATGGATTCAGAAGGTAACGGCGCCAACCCCGAAACTAAGGCTTCACCCAAGCGGTCTAAGAAACAAGAAGAACCAGAATACGACGATGATTGGGACGAAGATTTCGATGACCTCAACTGGGATGAACTCGATGAGGAAGCAGACGATGAGGAAGCAGACGACGAGGACACCGATGGCGATGACGACTGGTGGGATGATGACGATGAAGAATCGGACGATGAAGAATCAGACGACGACGAATCGGAGGAAGACGACCCGCTCGCGGCCGACGAAGCCGACGAAGAAGACGATATCAACTCGCTGTTAAAGAAGTTTAATTCCCACGATGAAGACGAAGATGAAGACTGGTGAAATTAAAGCCTAGTTACCCCTCGCATGTATCATGGACCCGCTAAATCATAGCCGCGTGCCAATGCACATTATCCTAACATCAAAAGAAGCGGAGGCAGAACTAGGACCGCACCGTTCTCGGCTCCCGGGCCTTTTAGTGACTGACCCAGCACTGCGTTCTGCCGCAGAAAGGCAAGGAATAGAAGAAATAGAGATTGGCTCGGTAGTCAAAATTCTACGCAAGAGTAGGATTGGGGGATTGGATACGCCATATTACCGAGTAATCATTTCCAACATCAGGTGAGTGACATGGTGAAGTACGAAGTGTGGACAGATGGTTCAAAGGGAGAACACGGGGATGCAGGTGTAGGTATTGTAGTTGTTAATCGTGACTACGATGGTATCGATTTTCTGTTAGGAGAATACATTGGAAGGGAAACCAGCAATTATGCTGAGTTCTATGCAGTGGTTAGAGCGTTAGAAGAAATATACGAACGACTAGAAGTTCCAGAATACATCAACATTACAATCAAGAGCGATTCACAACTTGTAGTCAAGGGAATGAATGGTGAACATAAAATCAAAGCACCAAAACTGGTTCAATTGAAATCACGTATCGAAAAGATGCATATGAAACTACGAACCCAACCAGAATACATCTGGGTTAGGGCGCACTCGGGCAATAGAATGAACGAACTTGCAGACTTCCTAGCGGTAAAGTCTATGGCAGGTTGATTTATGTCCGATTACCGCATCGGATGACCATGTCCCGGACCAGCGAGAACCGGTGGGCGGTCAATTTCGGGGAATCCGTACCGTTTGTCGGTATCGGGGAAATCAGTCGAATGCATTTAGAACCACACCATTTCTTGGCGAATAGGTCCGTAGGAACAAAGTTTGGCAAAACACCGTGGAATGACCGGGAATCAAATCTTGCGACAATCGCAAGGGACAACACTCCCATCGCTATCCTTTCGGTCGAAGGAGATTACAAAGCGAATATAGATGAACTTCACGGTAAACTACATTCCGTATCGTTGAATGGGCCCAAATTCGGATACGGCGTTTACACAATTGACATTGTACCAACAATGACTCCAACAGAAATCGCTTCAACTATTAACAAAGAAAGTTACGTATTGGAATTCAAAGGAAACCCGTCAATCTTTAGCATTGTCCCATTGGAGATAAAATATAACATGATTACAGAAGGTTCACTGAACGAGGTACCCACGATTGTGGGCGACCGCCTATTGATGGATGGCAGGTTGTCTAGAATCAACAACGGAGTGGTTAATGTCCCGGCGGGACAAGTCACCAACCTCGGACCGCTACTGAATATGGTGATTAATCGCCACAAGTGCAGTGATAAAGAGAAAGAAGCCTACATGGTTACCCGCCGGTTAACACTATCCATCAGGATGTTGTCGTATGGTGGATGAAATAGAAGAAGAAGAAATCGACTGGAGGGTCACTCACTTTTGGTGGCCAGTTCGCGAAGAACAAATTTACACTTCAGAAATTAATGGCCGCAATTACGTGGAACTTAATTTCGGGGCACCAAGGTGGGTTCCAACGACCCTAACATCGGCAAAGAAATGGGTAATTCGGCATCCGAACAGCGCGGGACTCCGGGAAGGTACAGACCGCCTTGTCATTGTCAAGTGCAAACTAAGCCCAACTTGGGACGAATTCGTGGCCGGTCGCATTGAAGAAGAAAAAGAAGTCCCAGAAAAGGACGAGGGTTCGTACGACCCACCTTACATTGAAGACCAAACACCCATACTTGGCGAAGCAGAAGAAACCAAAGACGGCTTCAGGGGCGCTATCCTCCCAGCAAATTTCAACTATGAAATACAAATCAAACCTTACGACAGTTCATCGTTTATTCATCTGTGGGAACCGAAGATAACGGCATTAGAAGTTTCAATGCTTTCCCCTGAAGAAATTCGCCAGATGTCAGCGGTTGAAGTATTTGAACACGAAGCGTATACGCAATCAAGAACAGAACCGCTACCAATCGAACACGGTGTAATGGACCCAAGGATGGGTTCTGCTGAAACAGCGGAGGAATGTTATACCTGTGGTCTAACCAAGAACACTAACGTACCGTTGATGAGTTGCCCGGGTCACTTTGGCCATATTGAGTTGGCGGCGCCTGTACCAAACTACCTTTACCTACGAAGTGGAAATTCTTACCTTGCCAGTATGCAATACCCACTAAGTAGAACAGTCAATTTAGTTTGTCATCATTGCTACCATATCAGGGCAACGGATGAACAACTGGAAGGTATCGAATATCTAGTCGACAACTTCTTTGAAACCGAAAAGAACCAATTCGGTTCGGAATCAATCGCGCGGCTTACACGCGACCTAGTAAAGAACAACCATAAGCCACCTTACGCAACAAAAGAGGAGATTGCGAACAAAATTTTCCCGTGTCCTCGTTGCGAGGAACGCTCACCAGAAATACTATGGAGCCACGCATACCAAACTTGGCAGGCCACACCAAGCAAGCCAATGTATCAAGGTCCGAAGAAACTAGACATGGGTGCAGTGTATACCATTCTAGAAAATATTCCATCGGAACATTACAAGTATCTAGGGTTCGGAGGAGAGAACAAGCCATCTCACATGTATTGGACTACTTTACCCGTCGCACCCGTTACTATCAGACCAAACGATTACACACTTGATGGGACTCTAGACTTGAACGACCTGTCTAAGTTGTATGGCACCGTAGTATTCGTCAACAATAAAATTATCAAGGCTAGACAGCGAAACTACGACGTTGGTGTCATCCAACGGTTTCAGCGTGAACTATTCCGTGCATGTACGCACGTACTTACTAACCAAACATCGCAAGTAGGAAGCGGAGGGTCAAGTTCTATCCGCGATAACCGAGGCCGGAGGAAAATGGTGAACTACAAAGGTGTAATGGACCGACTGGGTGGAGTTGGCCGAGGTAAATCACGCATGCGTAGAATTGTACAAACAAAGCCAGTCAATAGCGTGTCATACTCAGTCTTAACCCCTAGTCCAGATTTAGACGTAGACGAGATAGGAGTTTCATACTCGACATGCATGACAGTCACAGTAGAAGAAGAAGTTACCGAAGAAAACTACGAACGGCTCAAGGACGCTGTAATTAATGGTAGTCCAAACATGGGCAAAGGTATTGTGAACACCAAGGATTTCAGCCACTATCCGGGTGCAGGTTATATTGTCCGCGGGGGACTGACTCGCGATGAAGACCCTATGCGGACGCGATTCTCATTGGAAGACCAAGACTCAAGTAACGTTCTTGCGTTGATGGACTTTGAAAACCACGTCGACGAAAACGATATCAAGATTGAAGAGATGGGATTCATGGAAAAGAAAAAGTTCCGAAATAACTACTTTACGAGATGGAATCGGGAACGAAGGGAAAATATTCAACTGGAAATCGGGGATATAGTAGGCAGACATCTAATCACGGGAGATTGGGGGCTATTCAATCGCGCACCTTCACTACACCGTCAAAGTATCATGGCATTCAAAGTAGTTCCAATGAAGGCAAAGTCTATCGCGTTCAACCCAACCATCTGTATTCCATTTAACGCAGACTACGATGGCGATGCAGGTAAGATTCACTTTGTTCAATCATTGGAATCAATTAAACAAGCAGAAGAAATCATGCATCTCGACAAGAACGTAATTCATGGCCGATATGGTAAACTTACTGTGGCAACCGACCAAGACGAAACTAGTGGTCTTGCGTTAATGACTATGCCCATTATCAACCGAGCAGGTGACTTCAATTTGGGCGTAGGATACACGACAGATGAAGCAGTTCCATTTTTTAACAGAAGTAGAACCTTGAAACTTCTTGGGTCTGCGTGGTACAGGTCAGAAAACGGAGGAATCGATTATCCTAAGGAACTCCCAGAACCAGACTACAAGCATAGTGATGGTAAAATGTATTGGACAGGCAGGTTGTTGCTTTCGACTCTCATACCAGATGGTATCAATGCTACCTTCAAAGGGAACAACCCAGAACGAAACGCTGACGGTAGTATCAAAAGAGAAACAACAGAAGAACAATTATACAACGGTGAGTTCAAGGGCAAAGAAATCAAAGAAACGGTTGTTATCTTAGATGGACAAATCATTCAAGGAACGCTCGACAAGACAGCGTTTGGTGAAGGAGGGGCGTCTATCGCACCAGCGTTCTTTTATCTTTATGGGTACGAAGAAGGTTTCAAGCAGATGAAGAAGTTCATCATGCAATTCACCCGTATGGCGTTTGCCGCACATTTGCATGTAGGGTATTCGATTGGAACAGGCGATTGCTCTCTGATAGATTTTGATGTACGAGAAGAAATAAGCAGGCAGTACGAACTAGCCGCAAAGAAAATGACAGAATTCCAATTGGCGTACGATGAACGTAGGCTTGAGAAATTGCCAGACTTAGACCTACAAGACCGCGCTGAAATCCGCAAGAATCCATTAGATTGGGTCGAAGATAAGATTAAATCGATTGCCTCGGAATTTGAAGGATACGTAACTGAATACGTATCTGATAAAGTAGGACCGTCTAATCCAATTCAAATTGCAGTACGTAGCAAGGCCCGTGGTAGCCCACTAAATATTCAACAGATGTCTGCCGCCTACGGACAAGTAGCGTACGGGGGTAAGCGTCCTATCTTCGGCATCAACAACAATAGAGTTCTACCTCACTATCCAGTAAATGGATATCCACCGGAACATCCGCGAAACAAAGGTTTCATCGATAACTGCTATGGAACCGGTATGGAACCCGACCAGTTTTGGTTGGCTTCGGCCGCAGGTAGACGCAGTCTAGCCGAAAGTTCCCAAGGTGCTATCGCAGAAGCAGGGCATCTAGAATATCAATTGAAACGGTCGTTGGAAGACGTGGTTGTTGATGAGAACCAAAATGCTGTCGATGTTCGTGATGGTACTATTGTAAGTTTCAATCTTGGTGGGGATGGTCTTCGTCCGCACCATATACGGGGCGATGGCCACGAACAATTGTCGTCAAAGGGTAAGTACATTGTACTACAACCATTATTGTTTGATTTCGATTGCAAACACGGTAACAATCTTGCACAACCCTGTGGAGAATGCGAGAAGTCCATGAATCTTGATACCATATTCGCTATGGTGGCACACACAGGAAATTCGTGCGATAAACTGATTGAGTTCATAGACGACAGGGAAATCTTGAAACCCATGGCAATCAAATTAGCAAAGCGTTACTTACAGTGGTTTGAGGAATCCAAGTGTGTTCCGGGTGAAGCAATCGGGGCTAACGCCGCGGCAAACATAGGAGAACCAGTAGCACAAGCAGGTTTGCGTTCATTCCACGGTGGAGGAAAATTCAGTACCGGTGGTACAGTGAAAGGTATCAAGCGGGTGGTAACCATCTCGGGTGGAGATAACCCCGATGCATACACCCTTATCTATCTGAAACCAGAATACAATAAGACAGACGCTGACGCCATTGCAAGATTCTGTGGAGAAGAATACATGGAAAACATTATCAATTCCGTAGATTACGAAACAGACAGTCTTTCGGTAGTAGTTGATGGTAGTTACATGGATGCAATGGGAATAGACAGGGGATTCACTGAGCGACAAATTAGACGCGTATTTGGAAGAGATTACCCTATCGAGAAGTCGTTAAAAGGCGGGGATGAACTGGTTATCAAAGTACCAAACGCATCAGCACAACAACTCTTAGTTGCACGCGATATGTTACTATCAATTCGTATCAGTGGTATTGACGGTGCAGAATTCGCCATTCCTGAATTCGACAAAGAATTAGAACTGTGGAGAGTACGTATACGTGGTCCGCGCATTGCAAAGTCTAGCGGGTTGTGGAAAGACGTTCACGAACTACTAGGAGATTTCATAATTCCTTCACTGTCATGGACCTCCGAATACTGGGTAGTTTACCAACAACTGGGGCTAGAAGCATTCCTTGACTGCGTGTACGAACAAATCGATAACCAAATGAATGACGAAATAGGGGGCAACGGTATGGGTGAATTTGACCATCGATATATCCAAGTCATGGTCGACCGTATCGGCCAGAAAGGATATCCAGTTACATTGACACCCGACCGTGGTTGGGGAGGTGCACATTCTCAAAGTTTCCTACATGCTTCAGCAGGTGAAGCAATCTTTGACAAGATTTCCGCAGGTGCAACAATGCAACAAACCGACCAACTGCGAGGCATGGTTGAGTCAATAACTGTGGGCTCTATCCCTAGAATCGGCCCGGATTTTAGGCTAAATTAAATGTAAACTTATTCTTTTAAATCCAGCGCAGTGTGCGTCCCTTAAAATTAGCGAAAAGGGACACGGAAATAACCTTCCGTAAACGAAACACTGCGCCCAATTGGCGTAAGCGTTGTAAAAGACAAAGTCCGAATTTTATTTTTCTCGCTAAAATAAGTGGAAAGAAAGTTCCGTAGCAAAACACACATTCTTTTCGGGTTCGATGACAAGAGGCTCCGCCATTGGTGTTCAGCGATAGTGGTGTGACCGGGTACTGGATACCCATAATGAGGTAATCAAACAACTAGGAAGTCCTCAAGCCGATAGAACTTACGTTTCGGGTTCTTCAATATTTTAGTGTCCCAACCTAATGGCTTGAACAGGTTTCGTATAGGCATCACAAGTGTAACGTCGGTAATCAACTCCCAATCCAGTTCATAATCTGCAATTTGCGAGGGGTCACGGAATACTACGTATCCTCCTTCGGGGATACTTGTTGGTCCACTCTTGACTCTAGTATACCGATAATACTCACCAACCCCAATAGGAGGTTCACCATCAACAGCAATATATTTGTCGAACCAAACTACTCCTTTCTTGTCAGAAGCAAGCACGATGTAATTCTCAACAGGCTTAGTCAAACGAGTACGTCGATAGAACTGTTCAACGTCAAGGCGGCCATTACGCGCGTCGTCAATGACCTTAGTGTAGTGTGCATACACTTCTTGCTCAGACTTGTCCTCGTCGAAGATGAGAGTAAAGAACTTCATTTGTTCTTCTTTAGTAATAGGAGCCGAGTTACCACGACGGTATTCGTATCCCATGATTTTCTGACGTTCCGCAAACGGTACATCATCGTCCAACCAACCATGCTTGTCAGTCCACTTCTTGCGACCCGCGTACTTCTTCTTCACATCAGCAAACATCATCTTGTCCAGTATCATCTCAAGTTCTGCGACGATATATTCAGAATTATGTTCCAGTTGCAGTAACATAGTGATTTCATCAGCAAGTTTAGTGGCGGCATCAAGGTGCTGTTCTGGAGTAAAATTTTCGGGACCCTTTACATAAATCGAGTCCGTGTCACCATACAATACAGTATAGCCCTCACCTTCAGCATACTTCTTTGCAAACTCTAAGGCTTCGCGACCGAACTTGGTAATAGAACCACCGACAGCACGATTACCCCAACCGTTTACCTTAGAGGCCGTAGCACCGTATACTGAGTTGACAATAATCTTCGTGTTCAGTTCATCCATACCGTACCGCTTGGCAAGGGCCTCATCGCCTGCGGCGATTGCTTCTTTCTGAAGACGCTTGTATTCAGCACGGGATTCTAGAAGTTCCCCTACAATTTCCCTTAGCGTATTCTTCTCACCCTTACGGAAATAAACAGGGATAGCGTCGTCGCCTTTCTTTTCAGGTGGGTATTCACCCTCATAGTAATCACAGTCTGGCTTCTCCCATTGCATGTTCTCATAGCCAATATCTGCGGTCATTACACCAGAAGGATATAGCGACTTGAAGTCAATCAAATAGACCCATTCCCAAACACCTTTCTGGGGGTTTAGAACCCACGCACCGGGGATTTTCTCCATGTCCTCCATGTTCTTACGCTCCGCCTTAGAAGGCCCAGAACGCTGAATGAAGTCGGCTTTACGCTGACCCATAACTGAGAACAGTTTGGAAGTATAGAAAATGTCTGACCAAGGCACGCACTGTTTGACCTGTAAACGATGGAACCCTTCAATGATAGCCCAACGGTCGTCGAGAATTTGCATCAGTTCAACGTCACGAAGACAGTAGTAAACGTACTTGTCCCATTCTTCATGGTAGTTTTGATTGAAGAAGTCGGGTTTCCATTTGGCTTTACCACCGACTTCATCACCTAACGCATCTCTAGTTACGTTGTCGAGGGCACGCGAAGAAAGATTGTTGCTAGTCGTAGCGTGGTGCTTCTTTTCAGCCGCCCACATCAAATCCATGACATTTATGCCATCCCAAGGTTGGGTGTGCATATATGGTTGTGATTCGCGACCTTCAATCAAGTAGAAATTGTAATCCCCAATCCCATCGCCTTTTTGATTACGACTGTTTGGTGCACGAACATTACCAACTGGACTAAGACGACCAGTATCCAAACCGTTGCTGTCAATACGGAAATATAGTTGAGGTAAGTCATAACCATGCCCGTTCCATGCGGTAATCAGGTCGTAGCCGATATCCTCCATGTGTGTGAGCCAAGCATCAAGCATGGCACGCTCAGTCGAGAAGTGATGTAATACAACATCGGACCCAATATCCTTCATCATACCATAAGGAGCAATAACACCATCAATGAAAGAAGGGTGGAATCCGAATGCGTGTAAGATATTGGTATAAGAATCCCTACAAACAATGAGAGTAATCTCCTGTTCACGGAAACCTTTGCTGTTAGTAAATTCGTTCGCACGGCAAGCCTCGATATCCAGATAACAAATACGGGGCATCTTTTCAGAAACATCGAATGCATTGTCAATACAGAAGCGTTGGGCTAGTTTCACATCACCATTGAATGTGGGTGTGATGCGGTTCATCAACCGACCCAGTACATACTGATTAGGCACATCAATGCGAATCAAAGATTGCTTGTCCGGACCTTGACCATCACGAACAAAGTTCGGTCTTTCCATGTACTTGCCACAAATATCGAGTAATCTGTCAATGTCGACAGGTTCAGCCTCCAGTGACCACCCACCTTCGTATTCGTCATACATTCGTTCGTTGATGTTTTTTGGGTCGAACCAAATGGATTGCTTGACAAAAACCTCCGCAGGGGAATATCCCCACGACCCATCTTCTTGAAGGTAAAGAGCATCGCCGTTAGCATCCCTGTCCTTGACGACAACACGAGAGTTGTCTGTCTTGATGTTCCTCTCGCCTATACGATAAGATGAAGACTTTGCAGGGGTAATTATCGCCATTTTTCGCACCTCACTTTTTCTGGCCTATCGCCTTCCAGAAGTCGGGCAAAACCCGCTTAAAATGCTTCCGGAAGAAATCCTGATATTCTTCATCGCCGTTATCCATTGCTTCTAACATTTCTTCGATGCGCATTAGCAAGTATCGCGCGTTATTCTGCATGTATGTATAACGCCACTCCAAATCTACGGGTGTGTTTTCTTTCACATGTAGTCCTCCATGTTAATGTCCAATGCGCTAGCCAGTTCCTTGTATCGGTTACGGATTGTAACTTCGGTGACACCCGAAACATCAGCAATGTCACGCTGTGTTCTACGTTGTCCGGCCATAAGTGCCGCAATGTAGATTAACGCCGCGGCGAGTCCAGTCGGGCCTCGACCGCTATCAAGTTCCATCGCTTTCACTTTGTCAAACATACTGATGGCCGACGATTCTACTTCGGCCTTCAATTGTAGTTTAGAACAAAACTGCCCAATGAATTGACTTGCTTCTTTGGGCGCGGTACGGATACGTAGTTTTAATTTTACTTGCCTGATAGTACGCCCAATTTCTTTCTTGCTCATACGCAACCTGTTAGCGACATCAGCGATAGGACGAGGAACACGGGCCAATTCACAAGCAATATACAAACATGCCGCGGCAACACCCGGGATACTACGCCCACGGATAATGTTGGCTTCAAGCGCCTTCCGGTAAAGAACTGCGGCTTCCGTTTGAATACTCTTTGGAATGTCTAAACGAGCGCCCATCGACGACATTTCTTGCATAGCGTTTTGTAAGTTACGCTCACGCGAGTTTGAAGACCTAGCACGCGTCTGCCATTTACGCATACGGTGTAATTGGCTACGGTTAGTGATACTTAGCGACTTACCGGAGTAGTCTTTGTTTTGCCAGTCAATGTCTGTTGATAGACCTTTATCGTGAATCAGCATGTTAACGGGCGCACCAACACGGGCTTTCTTTTCGTCTTCCGCGCTGTACATATTCCATTCGGCACTTTGGTCGATTACGTTCTCTTCGATAACCAATCCACAGCCATTACAAACGATTTCTCCGCGCGAGATGTCGGTTTCTAAATCGCGCGAGGAACATTCGGGGCACTTTACAATCGATTCTTTATTTTCCATATTTATTCACCTTAATTCTATTTGTCCGTCTTTGTAGTAATTGATTTCCCCAAGACCGTATAACGCCTTGATAGGAGGGTGGACTAGTTTTGTTACAGTTCTGTTTCCTTGAATTTCTGTCCAGTCCATTCCCATAGACTCGACAAGTTCTCGGATAGTGAACCGCTTTTCCGTCATCGCCACGATAGCGCGGGCAAAGAGATGAACTTCAGATACAGCGACTTTGAAATGACTGGCGAAATTCCCTTTTTTGTCCATCGATTCACACAGAACGTAGTTTCCGGCAATCTTAGCGCGAACTTCTGCGGCTAACAGAACGGCACTGTCCGAACGTGCCAAGGATACTGAATTGGTCTGCTCGGAGGATTCCACAGCCGTATTCTCCTTTTCTTGTCGAACTTTCGTTACAGAAGTAATCAATTCATTCTTCTTACAACCGGAGAAACAACCGATTGCTCCACTGTCAGGATTGGCATAGAAATGGTCACCCGTATCATCCCAGACTTGACCAACTGCCTCACCCTTTTCTTTACATGAAGGACAACGACCATGATAATAACCATCGTCATTGGGCCCACGAAGATTGGCAATCGTGCGTTGCATGTCGGCCACGCTAAATGCGCCCACCTTTGTATTGTATGTTTGAAGCATTTCACCGGGAGGAATCTTCCCCAAGTTGTTGTAATCGAAAATTGCTTGGAGTCTTTGACGACCACCCGGCCCATAGAACCAAATCTTTCCTAGTCCGTCAGCAGGGTCTACTTTAATGGGAAGATTTTGCAACCGCATAGAATCTTGATTACTAAGGCCTTCAATCAGCCTAACATATTCTGGTATCGGAACCCCCCATTTCATAACGAGAAACGATAGGAGGAAGTACTTATACCTGCCGATTCAGTTATTACTGAGTTTCGTTAGACGAAGCCTTTTCGGTCGTCTTGACCATGTCGGCTACACCCTTAACGGGGGCAGAAACAACACGAGTTGCGGTGTCCATAACTCCGGCAATTCCCTGAAGACCTTTCTTGACAATTCCCTTGCGTTCGGTGTCTTCGTCATTGCTTTCATCACGGAGGTAATCCGGAACAGCCTTATTGAAAATCTGTGAAACAACCATCCACGCTTGCGAGTCGGTGATTTCGATTGCGTGTAGTCGCAAAATTTCTTCCTTGACTGGGTTCAAAAACGCTTGATAATTTACAGTAGCAAGTCCCTTTTCGCAGGACGAAACCCATTCTTCTTCGACGCTAACAACTTCGCTAGCAAATTTTCTCAATGTCCCGCATGGACGTCCATCGTAGGTAAAGTGCAGATTACTCATGTTTCCTGCTAGTTACATCTAGGTCTTGAAGGTATTGCCCAACATACTTAATTCGTTCAATACGCGTTTTACCATCCGAAGTAGAAGATTTGTCAGGCTTTAATTCGGCATCGAATAGTTCCTCAATGATTGGACTTCCACTGAAAAGCAGGGACATTGCTTTACCGAATTCTTCTTCTGTCCATCCCTTGTTGGCACATAACAACGCCACATTACGGATAATTTCTATGGCCTTCTTCATTGACGACACATCTATGTCAATCTGTTCCCTAATCAAATCCCTATCGCCCAGCGTGGCAAGTGTTCTAAGGTAAGGGTAATCCCCATCAGATAACAAGTCCAATAGGATAGTAAAGTTTTCAGGGTTTTCGCCCTTGAACTTGGCACGAGCGAATCCTTCTGCTATATTGGTCCAATAATCAATTCGATGGTTCACTTGTTCTCGGTTTCTGCCCATAATACTACTCCAACATCAAAGGGTCAAATTCGTCCGCCGCATTGTTCAGTATCCACTTTCCGTTTAGGGTGTCTGGATATTTACCTGCTTTCTTTTCTACGAAATCTTCTTTTGACTCACTCCAAAGGACTTCAATAATCGGACACACATGTGTTGGGCAAATAATGTCGGGTCGAACGTTGTATCGGAGAATCGCCTCCGTAGCGAAAGGGATACCATTGTGAAGCAGATAAATACAGATTTGTGCCACACGCATGTTATGTTCGTAAGTGTTCCCTGCGGACAATTTGATTACTCCCCAAGCAGGACGGTGCATATCATCACCATGTTGACGCCACCAATCGTTAAGGGTCTTCTGTAACTTAGCGGGATACTTCATACAAGATGAGCCCCCATAACAATACCTCCAATAACACAGAACGCTAAAATACACATCTTCTGTACTGGACCGCCCACATCGATAGGAGCGTTCAAAGCGTTCCATACCTCATCTAACAAGTCGGGTTGGCTCATTTAGCCTCCTCCTTGTGGAGGTGCTTTATTGCACGGTATACTTTGTGGTACGATACCCCTAGTCGCTGTGATATTCCTTTTGTACTTAGGTTTTGATTGTACAAGATAGCCACTTGGCGCACAAATTCCCTGTCCGTATCCCATAGAGAAGGACGGCCTTTCTTCTTCGTTGACTTAGACATACCGACCTTTACTGCCACACTGTTTAGGTTAGAAAAATATTCACCACTAAGGAAAAGACCTTCTAATTTTGCGAGGTCTTTCATACCCTTTAGAACACCAAGTCCCGGTGCGCAAGCGACACTGACACCGCCCTTGATTGATTGAAGCATTTTACCGACGACAGGAACAAACTTGTGCCGTTCGGAAACCCACGCTTCTAATGAAAACAGCATGAGGCTCTTTACCTTACCTTTGGTAATACTGCTCATCAGTTCCGACAGGCCGCCGTTGTTAGCGTTAGCAAAACCATCAGTGTAAACTACCGGAGGCCCTTCCCACCCAAGGTCGTTGCATCGTTCTGTAACTACTTCAATGTAAGGTCTGATTTGCGGGTTTTTGTCTGGGTCTGCATAAATATATACTGCGTTCATGTGTTGTTCACCTCTTCTGGGTACAGGATTTCAAATACGTGTTCCAATTCAATTAAGCCTTGGAATTCGTTTGCGAGTCCTGCCAATGTATGGTATGGGTCTTCTGAGGAATGAATGATTCGTATTACGTTATCATCATCATCATAAATTCCTAATTCCCCCATCTTCTTTCTTATTTCAAAGAATCCGGGTTTCTTGCGTTTCTTCATCATCCAATTCGCCCGAGTCTGTTCTGGCATCAAGTGGTCGTTGAATCCATCCTCATTGTGTACTTTCCAATGGCATACTTCGCATAACATGACTGTCAATTCTGGTTGATATGATATGTGATGTTCTTCTAAGAAACGGCCTTTCTTGATTAACACGCCTCCGAGGTCTTCGTCCCAACGAAATACACCGCACAATTCACATCGTTCTAAGTTCTGTGTAGGTTCGTCGCTCATCAATAACCACCTTTGTAACGCAAGAACTGAAACAGTCCAATCGAAAATACAATAACGAAAATCAGTACGGCCTCGGAATGCAGTCCAATCCATGAACCAAGTCGAGTAAACATCCAGAAAAATCCCCATCCTTCGGTGGCTCCGACAATACCGAGGAATCCCAGTACTATGCTACCGAATAGAGCAATCTGTTGGATTGCATACCAGTCCCATCCGAAGGTATCATCCCATAACACGGGAAATCCACCTCTTCATACGAGCCCAAACAGTCGATGTCTTGTCGCGTCTGTCACGAGCGTCCCTGCCTATTACGCTGGTCATGCTTCACTACGCTCCTTCATCAATTCGGTATAGCAGTGGGTTTTGAAATCACAGAAGTTATCGCAGAAGTGTTCACCCATAGGCTTTGGTCTACGTGGGAAGATTCCTTCTTTGTAGCCATTGCGAATGTCTGTCATCATGACAAATTGTTCTAATCGCTCGATTACTTCTTGAATGTCTTTCCTTGTCCGCTTTGTAGTGATTACTTTGATATTACACTTCTGCGGCCCTTTCTTTCCTCTTGCGAAGTCAGGGTGTACTTGCTTATCGATTACAATGTAAGAGAATTCGATTTCATCTTCATTCATCAATGCCGCATAGTATGAAGCCTGTACTTCACCGTCAGCACGGTCTTGAGTCCAGTTCCACTGAGGGTTTGGATTCGCTGTTTTCCAATCAGCCAGATGCGTATTGTTCAAAACTACATCGACTTTACCGCGAAGTACAATGCCCAAGTGGTCAAGTTCACGACGATAATCAATCTCACACCCAACTGAAATGTTGTCCATAAGACCGAGTTCTCCATTGTTGTATGCTTCAGCGTAGCATTCAAACCACCACTGAATGTTCTTGACGGCTCGCTCATGCGAACCCGGGATTTCTGTTAATGGTGTTCCCCTACGAGCGACACGCCAGTCATAGCCCATAGAACCATCACTACCCACTACACGAGCGTGGTCTAAGTTATTAGGCGCGACATAACTCTCGTACTGTTCTTTCCACGACTTTTCGATTAGATTCATTAGTACATCCATATCAGGTTCAAATCCTTTACGGAGGGTTTCGTGGAATACTTCAACCACTTCGTGGAAAACAGAACCCATAGGAAGCGAAGCGCCAACCCATTCACGACCATCGCGCTTGCGAATGACGTCTTGGTAGTAAGTTAACTTTGGGCATGTTTCGTACCGCTTTAGTTTACTTTGACTGACTTCGTTCGGTAAGTATACACCAGAAACAATCTCAGGCTTGTCCATCTAATTCCACCTCAATGATATCCATACTCATTTTCGGGTCGAGTTTACCGGCTTTCTGAAGGTTCTTCATCACGTTCAAATCGATACGCAAGTCCTTTTCGTTGTCGTACACACCGAGAACAACCACTTCTACGTCTGATAACTTCAGTGCTTCTTCTCCAGCATTTTCCTTCTTTTTCTTCTCAATTAAAATTATTTTCTTCATGTTATTTCCTCCTTTCAAGTCGCTTATCTACATATCGGGATTTTTCGCTAAGACGAGTCTTATGGCGTTAGCCAGTTCGCGATGTTTACCATTGTCGCCCAATTGCTTTGCGCACTTGAGGGCGAATTCGCTATCATCGAGGACCAATTCAAGAATTGTCCTTCCTTTGTATTTCCCGAACGGAAAGCGAATAATAGTGGCTTGGCGATACGACTTGTCGTCGCTATCTGCGGGTGGCGCAACTCGTTCACGTGATTTTTCCGTTGCGGCACTTGAATATGTTGTACCAGTAAAGTCTGGCATCGAATCGTATGTGCTGACCGGTTCAGTGCCATGGGTACTTTCAGGCAGTGGCTGTATTTCGACCACGACTTCTTCCTCTTCTACTGCGGAAACAAGATTCCGTGCAGATTGGAACGTTTCTTGAACGAATTCTACTTTCGTGGTGTTGTCCAACAACGCTTCCGATGATACGCCACTTCTCGTCCCGAGCATAACTCCCATCCATTCAGCCGGTGTAAGAACCTCGGAGGTCCCATCTTCGTATTCAATTGTAATTCGTTTCACAGTCATTGTTTCGCCTCCTTTTTGGCTCGACGCCGAGCCGTCTTTAGTTTGTTATCGCAGGGTTTACAATACGATTTCAAACCGTGCCGACCAGCACCAGTGTAAAAATTGTCAACCGTAGCCAGTTTGGTTTCTTTGCAGTGCGTACATGTTTTAGACACCCCACGCTTGGCCGCATTTTTGCGCTCTCTTTTTTCCCGCTTGCGTTGCCATTCAGTATTCGATGAAGTCCATGAACCATACCATGAATTTCTGTAAACATGCCGAGCCTTCGCTTTAGCACACGATTTACAGGATGATTGCAATTTATCCCTCGTGTTAGGATGAGCGTAGTATTCTGATTCATCGAGATTGGACTCACACGTCTTACAGATTTTCATGCGCTCACCTCGTCCAATTCTTCTTGGCATTCGGGGCAGTTATCCACTTCGTATCCGACTGCGACATCCTCGCAAATTTTACAGCGGTACAAAAGACAGTTATCGGGGTCGCACTCACCGACTAAGTGTTGCTTCCCATCACCTGCGTAGTCTTCACACCAACAACCACAGCCGTCGCTACTGTGGCACCCGCATTGTAATTTGGGGTCATGGTAGTCGTCGTATGCGCCCCAATCCATGTTGTCTGGGTAATTGTTCATCCAATGACCTCCTTGTAGCCACACGCTTTACATTTGTATATCGCTTTCTGAGTGGAACGACTGAATGTTTTTATTGGTAACATTTTATCAATACTGAATTCGCGTTCTTCGCAACATGGACAGGGGATAGTCATGCTTCCACCTCTTTTTCAAATCGAATACCTGCGGTGATAGCGAACTCCAATAACTTGTCAAGGCATGTGGTACAAGAAAGTACCTTTGCTTCTCGAATATCGGTCTTGATAGCATTGCACAATTGACATTGTTTCATTCTAAAACCTCCTTCGGTGGTGTAATTTCAATAACTCTTTGCATCCCTGTTTGCCCTGTGTAATCGTAAATGTCGCTTCTTGGGTTATTCCAAACAGCCCCATCATCCAAGATAACAGGTACTTGGTTTTCGTATTTTTCTTGTTTGGTTTCAAGAGAATACTCCGAGTCCATATAATCAATACCTGCCTTTTCACTGGTGAAATACAGATAAAATAACGCATCGGGTAAATCCGAACGCACTTTGAATCGCCATAGATTCTTCACAGGTTTGCTGATATTTGGGTTGTCTGTCGCCTTCATTGTGAAGCCTCCCTTTCTCCGCATTGTATCAGCCAATCAGTCAATGAGCCGATGGCCTTCTTACCATACAGTTTCTCGGTTACATATGAAATACGGTTCAGCAAATACTCATCATCTGTTTCTATTGCGTGTAAAAGAATAGAACCGATGGCCGAATGTAATTGACCCTGTTGTATATCGCCTAATCTGTTCATTGTGAAGCCTCCCTTATCATTGCTTGATGAAAGTGTGCATGGCCGTAGCCACCGCAAACAGAAACACCGCCAACAGGAATCCATCCTTTCTTGAGCCGTGATTCGACTTTCTCTTCCAAGCGGTTGATAGAGCCTGCTCCCAATACTTTGTAGCCCGTAATCTGTGACTTTTTCTGGATTTTTTCGGTAATTAGCAATTTATTCTGTTTGCCTCGTAGATGTCCTAGTCTTCTTCGGTTTCTGTGCCTGTACGTTCGCGTCTTGTCCATGGTTATTTCTCCCTTACCAAATTTCGATGATTGACCGCGGTTTATAGTATTACTCCAAACCCCGGTTTACGAAATTATTCTTCAAGCCAATCAAGTAAAGACCAACTGGCAATTCCGTATTTCCCACTGGACCCGCCAACTTCAATTGTACCAGTCCGAACGAACGCCGGGTATTTCGCTAGCATATTGCACAATGCCTGCATTGTGATGGTGGTTGCCGAAATCCTTCCTCTTTTCGTCATGTAGTTATTACAGAAATCAAAGATTTCGTGTGTAGTCGCTTCGTCTTTTAGTTCAAGTACTTCGATGATTCTGTCGTAAATACGGACCTTTCCGTGTCGTACTGGTCGTCCATCCTTTCCTGTTTTCTTATTGTATTGTCCATTCTTTGACATGGTATTAATCCCCCAAAGCCCTAGTAGAAAGTGTGGACGCATCGGTGTCTTTATTGACGTATGTTACAGCCAAAATGAGGCAGTTGCCGTCTGCGTCGAATAGTCTACTTAGTGCATCGGCAACGTAGTCGTTGAGGTCTTTAGTAGTTCCGCCGGTAGCCTTTTCATGTACATACGAAGCGTAGGCGAACCACGCGGTTATCCTATCCACTACGGGGTGTTTCACATGAAAAATCGCGGTCTTTAGACTCATTGTAAATCACCGCCCGTCAATAACCTCTCATAGCGCGTTTGTAATAGCGTCGCATATTTCTTCAAGTCATCATTGTTAGTGTTGAAGCCAACAGATGACATGATACGGATTGCATCATAAGCGACCCTTTGAAATGTTTCTTCGCTCATGCTGTCAGGCCTCCGTCCTCATCCATCAATCGTTTAATTTCCCACTGATGGAAGCATTCATGGCCCCCAAGGAAGCCACCGGCTTCGCGGATAGGTCCGATGAAACGTGCTGAACACACGTTGCAATACACCATCACAATTCGTTCATCAATGTAGGTTCCCTTGTCAGTTTCGTAGGATACCGTGTTCCCAATATCTTCTTCAGTATATGTCATTTCGTAAAAGCCTCCTTTGGCAAATTAGACTAATCGGATGAAGTATTTAGTCCTTTTCGCAAAACCCCACATTAAGGAAAAGTATGGAACTACGACCATACTACGCATAGGGATAATATGATGGCTAAATAATATGAAAAGAAGATTCCATATAAAGGACAAGAAAAAACCGTATCAAGACACTGGAAGAGTTTTACTATAATTCAGAAATTGCATATTTGACCAAACATACCCCTTCGACCCCCTACTTGGGGACCTAAATCGGAAAAAACTGCGAGAACCGCCCTGTGACGCTACGATAGGGGTCTGGAGGGTGATTGTACCTCTTTGTTTCATGGAGGGCGTAGAACGCGATTATAGGGCTGTCCCTTTTCTTGTACATAGGAATAATCCCTACTACCCCTTAACACAAAGACCCCTTTCTTTATTTCCCACTTGTGTTAAGCCAATATCATGGCTAAGATATGGCCGACGCGCGCTGTCGGATATGGTAGGGTTTCCACAAAGAAGCAAGAAGAAGGATTAGACACCCAAGTTTTCGGAATTACTAGGTTATGCGAAACGCACGGAATCGAATTGATTCATCCTCCATTCGATAAAGATGGGTTTTCCGAAACCCATGGTATTCCGAAAAGAGAATTCGAGAAGGCAATCCAATATCCGACCATGTGGTGCGACTTCGGTGTTTCAGGGTCTAGCCTAGAACGCCCGATGTTTCAAGCACTACTTTCCTTCCTCAAGGAGAACCCAGATGTGAAGGATGTCATTTTCTATGACCCAAGCCGTCTGAGTCGTAACCTCGTCGATGCTATCAATTTCGTGGAGGAACATATCCGTGGGCCTTTGGGTATCAACGTGCACTTTGTTACTATGCCGGACCTCAACCTTGATGACCCAACACAAGAAGCCATGTTCCGTATGAAGTCCATGATGGATGATATGGAACGCAAGCAGGTCATCATCAAAGTGAAGACTGCAATGGAACGGCTTCAGGAACAAGAGCATGAATGGGTAGGAAGAACCCCCTATGGCCTATATGCCGCTAGGAAAGCAGACGACGGTGAAAAGGGTAAGTTGTACTATCACCTAGAAGAACTAGAAATAGTAGTAGAAGTACTAAAGGAATACAACAGGAATGCTTCTTATGCTGGTGTTGCTACTTATCTTAATGCTCGTGGTTATACTACTAGGTCTGGGGGTAAATGGTATCCTCAACAGGTTAAGCGTATTGTAACACATGCTGTATATGAGGATGAATTGGATGGGGATAAGATGTTGAAGTATTTCCCCAGCGACATGCAATGGAGTGATGAACAATGACTACTGAAGAGTTCTGGTACTTCTTGGTTGGCTTGGCGATTATCCTGTTCATTGCACAGCACATACGAAGGAAGGATGATTACTAATGGACGTTAAAGAATTGATTGGTGAATTTGCCAAAGGAGCAAAGCAAGGAGCCAAGAAAACTGCGGGGCCCTTCAAGCCGGAAGTCAAACTAAACGTGCAATTCAATGAAGACATGCGTAAAGATGTGCAACATATCTTACAGAATCTTGATTCCATTACAAAAACACGGGTAAAAGAATTCACGGATA